TACCAACGGGTCGAGTTCAAGACACCCGTGGTGTGCTGCGCCAGTTCGTACATCTGGTCGAAGCTCGGCCACAGCGTGGACGCCCCGACGTGGTAGCTGCGGAACACCCGCTCGACGCAGTTGGTGTCCATCAACCCGTAGTCCGGATTGACGCACTGCGGGTAGCCGATGTCGTAGGCCACGCTCTCGCGCGCCGCGTTCACGTCCAGGCCGGTCGCCTGCAGCACCCAGGTCGTAGCGCACACCGAGCACGTCCAGTCGTACACCTGGGGAGCCATCCACAGGTCACGGTGGCGGTCGAAGTAGTCGTACCAGCCCAGGACCGGTGTGATCGGCTCGGGCTGCGGCGCGTAGATCGGCACCGCGACGTTCTGAGGTGCGAAGGCAGCTACGCTAACCATTGGCGATGTAAGCTCCGTCGTCCGCGTTCCAGCCGATGACGACGCCACTGGTGAAGCCCTGCTGGACACCCGCCTCGGTCGGGATCTCGGGGGTGCACGGCAGGCCCGGGTTCGCCATAGCCGGGTCGTTGCGAAGCTCGCGCCAGAACTTGTAGATCGCGGCGTCCGGATTGAGCACCAGATCGGGCAGCACGGCACGCCAGAGTTGGTCGTCAATGTAAGACCCGTAAGCCATGACAGCCTCCTAGCTCGACACCAGTCGAGCACCTTCGTCGGCACTCCACTCGATGACTGCGCCCGACGAGAAGGCTTGCTGCACGCGACCCTCGCCCACGGCCTGCTCCGTCGTGATCGGCGGACCCAGGAAGTGGTCGTCGTCGCGGTACGCCCGCCACAACTTGTAGATCGCGGCGTCCGGATTGAACGGGGTATCAGCCCCGAGCACGGACTGCCAGATCAGATGGTCGATCATGCTCATCGGCTATTCCCTCTCGCCAGGCATTGGCACGTACAACGACAGGTCAGGCCGACTACGCGACGACCTGGCCGGGTGGACCGGTTGGGTGGACCAGGCGCAGCGGCTTCATCTCAGAACGCGCCCACCTTCTGCGCCATCTTGCACGGATGCTGCTCCAGCTTGAGCTTCGGCTGGCCCTCGCTCTCTGAGTCGGGAGGCCAGAAGCAGCACTGTGAGCAGCGCGGGTCGTAGCAGTGCAGCGACCCGATGATGTCGTTATGCGGTGTCAGCGGCGTGCCGCAGTGCGGGCACAGCAGGGGTACCTCGTCGGTGTCGTCAGACACGATCTCGACGGTGGGGGTGGTGGTAGGGGCCGTCTGTTCGGACTCGTCGCCCCAGGGATCTGCTGCCATGCCCGCCATTATCACGCCGCCCGGACGAAGACGCGGTTGGTCAGCCCGAGCGCGTCCTTGGCGTTGATCGGCAGGTTGCCCGTGTGCTTGTAGCGGAACATGAGCACCGAGAAGGTGATGTTCGCCACCAGCGGGTTGACCACCACGCGCACGAAGCGCCTGGGTGGGCGGTACGCCTCGATCCAGTACAGGCCCGTGGTCGTCCCTGCCGCAGGCGTCGATGCCGCAGCACCGGTGCCCGCGTCCACGATGGGCGTCAGGTTCTGAGTGAACGCCGCGTCGTCGGCCATCTGCAGGTACGCCTGCCAGGTGCCCGTCGCCACGACAGCCGCGATGTTGACCAGCGCGGCCACGCCATCCCAACCCGTCATGTTGACGCCCGCACCGTTGACCAGCGCGCCGAAGCCCGGCGCACCTTGCGGCACCTCCACCGACTCCAACAGGACGGCCGAGATTGGGGAGTGGTTCATCATGACCATGACTTACGTGGCCCTTCCGCCCGCCCTCGTCGGTGCTGGAGAAGGAGGCATGTTGCCCGTGTGCCTGAACCTGAAGGCGTACACCGGCGCGGTCGCCGTCATCACCGCGATGTAGCGTTTCGCGGGTCGCCAGACTTCCAGCCAGCCAGGAGGCGTGAAGCCCGCGCCAAGCTGGATTGCCGTGCCACGATCAACCTCGACAATCGGGTTGACGACGTTCTGCGTCATGGCCGAGTCGTCGGCCCCCGCCGCGACAGCAGCGGTCGTGCCGCTGGCGCACAGGAAGGCGATGCCATCCCATCCGCGCATGTCGATGCCGGTGCCAACCGCCGCGACGGACATCGTGAAGCCGTCGCTAAACCAGAGGTGGTAGCCGTCAGGCATTGGTGCGTCTCCTCAACTCCGTTTCCCACTGATCCGTAGATCCCCTGTCATGGCGAGCGGGAGGTGGAACGGGGCCACCGACAGGTGTGGCCCCTGGCGATAACCGGTTATCGGCTAGGTGACGTTGCCCAGGCGGAAGGCGTCGATGTTCCACGGCGCGCCACCCACGCGCTCCCACAAGATGATGCCGGTCTGGTCGGTGTCGGCAAACCGCTCGCGGAGGATGGTGATCGTAATCATGGCCCGCTCCGCGATGATGTAGCTGGAGAAGTCGCCGTACACGAGGCCGACATCACCCGTGGCCGCTGGATGGGTCACGAAATCGGACTTGTTGACGGGCTTGCCGAGGAGCGCTGGCTGCGGGCTATCAAAGCCAGGTGCCCAAATGAAGGCACCCATGCCGTTGACCAACTGGCGGATGTCGTTCTCGGTGAGACGGTGGAGCAGCCACTGAGCGCCGTTCTGGTACTGGGACGGCAGCGCGTACTGCAGGTTCATCAGCTTGGGAGCCGACCCCATCGTCGCCGTGGTGTTGGAGATGGTGTGTGCCGTGGTGCCGGTCACGTCGAGCGCCGCGATGGGCGCGTTGACGATGCCCTGCGGCTGCATCGGTCCGCCATCGCCACGGATGAAGCCCTGGTCCTCGACCAACGCCATGTTGCGCGCGCCGTCCGTTGACAGGAACGTCAGCGGGTTGGTGATCGCGTCCGCCAGGAAGTCGTTGCTCAGCCGAGTCGCCACGCGGATCTTGCGGATCGGGATGTCGAAGAAGCCGAACGCAGGGTCCACGTCCTGAAACGCGGGAGTCTCACCAGCCCACGATCCCACGAAACCGCTGGTGAAGATCGAGCCGCCGTCAGCGCCCAGGGCACCCGACAGACCCGAGGTCGTGCCTGGCGCGGGCTGGATGCGCGGGAAGCGGAGCACGTCACGGGAGGTTTGACGCACCATCGCCATGCCGCGCATGACCGCGTTCATGGGCAGGCGCGCGAGCACCTCGGCCTGCATGTCGGGCGGCACCAGATAGCCACCTGACTGGTCGATGCCTTCGGAGAGCGCCTTCTGCTCGGACGGCTCCAGCAGCGTGAACGCCATCGCCTCGTTCTTGGTGCGGATGGCGGTCGCGAACCACTTGTTGAAGACCTCTTTGTACTCGGGCTGCAGCGCCGCGCGAACCTGGCCGAAGTAGCGCTCCTCGTCCTCACCCTGGGGCGTGCCGAACAGCACGCGCTCGGGGTACATCGGGTGCGGACCGAGCGAGGTCGGCGCGTAGACCTGGCCGCTCTTGATCTCCCAACCCGCCTGGAGCATGGTTTGGCGACCGTCCGAGTCGGCGTTGATCGCGCCGCGCGGGGTCTTGTACTGCGGCGATTCGAGATAGGTGTGCAGATCTCGAACCTGATTGGCCTTCTTCTCAAGCTCATGCTCAAGATCGAGCCGTGGCTTGAGTTCCTCGGCCTTGGACAGCAGCGCTTCCAGCTTCATCTTCAACTCGGCTGGCATGTCCGACAGGTTGTCGCGCCAGCGCGGGTCGTCAATGATGAGTTGGGTCTGACGGTGGACCTCACCCAACTCGGCGGCGAGTACCTTGACGCTCATGAGTCTCCTTACCCTCCAGTTGGGCTTTAGGGTTCGACTGACTGGTACTTAGCCAGTGTCAGTTCCATGTCCTTGAGCGCGGCGACGTAGCCGTTGGCTCCCGTGGGCTTGCCGTTCCGCCGCTTGCGGGTCTTGCCCTCGTTGTCTTCTCCCACGCCCTCGGCTGAAGCGTGGCGGTTCAAATGGGCGATGGCCTTGTCCTCCTGGGACTGGGGGTCGCCCTTCATCTGCGGGGCACGCGACAGGGCGTTGCGGAGGTGCGGCATGTCCAGCGAGCCGTCGCTCTTGTGGTGCGGGAGCTTGCGGACCTTCTGCCCGGCGTCGTTGGTGTAGACCATCGCGAACGCGGAGTCGGGCAGGTCGCTGACGTAGCCGGAGTCCCACTCGGCCTTCTGCTCGAACATCTTGGTGTCGTGCTCGGGGTGGACGGCATCGTGGTGACCCACGAACTCGGTCATCGCCTGCGCCAGGAAGTCGATGGCCGACGCGCGGTCCTTCTCCTCCTTGCGCTGCGGGTCGTCACGGTCATCACCGTTGACATCCGAGACTTTGGAGTCGTCGTCGTCGTCGTCATCCCCGTTCTTGGGCTTCAACCACGGCGGCAGATCCTTCTTGGCCTTGCCGCTCGGCGGACGCTTGGTGCCTGGGATCGGGTTGCCGTCCTTATCCCAGTGGTCGTGGTCGGTGTCACCCTCGGGCGTCGAGTCGTCGTCGCCGTCGTCGTCCGGATCCCACTTCTTGCGGGCCTTCTCGCCCGCGCCCAGGAGATCCATCGCCATCAGCAAGTGGTTGATGCCACCGTGCAGGTTGTCGAGGCTGAGTTCGCCCGCGCTGGTCTTGCCGTCCCAGGCGATGGCCTGGGCGAAGCGCGCCCGCTCCAGCGCTCGACGGGCGGTGCCGCCGCGCGTCTTGCCGTCCGGGGTCATCGCCTCGTTGAGCGTGCTCTCGTCGCTCTCGGCCCAGGTCAGCAGTTCGTCCAGCGCCGCCTTGATGTTCTTGAGCTTGGCGCGCATGGTGCCCTTGAGCCGTACGCCGACCTTCTGGCCGTCGAAACCGAGCTTGGTACCCGTGCTCAGCGCGCGTGCCGCTTCGGACGAATCCAGGCTCAGATCGGCCAGCGTTGCACTGATCTCCGAAAGCGCAGACGTTGCGATTTTGGCCCCGTCACCCATGACACCCTCGGCCTGGGCGTGCTGCCGAAGGTGGCCGAGGGCGAACTCGCGGAAGGGGGAGTCGGTGGCGCGATCCAGTTCGCGCTTGACCGCCTCGACGTTGACCGAGCCGTCTTCGTTGTGGTGGGGGAAGTGGCGCAGGGCGTGAGGGATGGTCTTGCCCTCCATCTGTTCGCCGCCGTCCTCGATGTAGGCGAACGCCTCGTCTGGAAGCCCCTGGATGAAGGCCGTGCTCCAGACTGGCGTCTCGCCGGTCGCGAAATGCTCGTGGTCCGACATGCCGGCTCCTTTCGTTCGGGTCTTCACCGCTGTGACGAGCGCCGGCGGCGAGGCGATGACTTGCTTCGCGGCGTACGAGTACTCCATCAGGTCCGCGTCGGTGAGCAGCCGGTACGTCTTGCCGTCCTTGGTCTGCCACTTCGAGTCGCGCGTCTGGAACCCGATGGACATTCCCAGTGGCTGGCCTGCCGCCTGCAACTCCCTAGCCGTCTGAAGGAGGTCGTCGCCTGCCTGGGTCTTGAAAATGCGCGTCTTGGTCCACAGGCCACGGTCGTCCGTGCGCATCTCGACCGGGATGCCGACAGGCAGCATCGAGGAGTTGTGGCCGACGAAGACGGCGATGTCGGATGGGGTCTTCTCGGAAAGCGTCTTGACGAACGCCTTCTTGTCGATCACGTCGCCGTTCAGATCGAGGTTTCCAAACGTGGCGGCGTAGCCCTCGATTGTCCGCTGCTCGGGATCGACCGCCTTGACCTCTAGGGAGGTCAGGAGTTTGGATTGATCGTCGCGGTCGGGCAAGCGCCACCCCGAAGCCCCCTGGCGCTCGCCGGCGCTCTAGGCTGACTAGGGGTTCGCAGACCCTCGAACTATCGCGACGTGCGAATTAGCTGCGAGTGTGCGACTGCCTCTTGGCTCATGTCAAGGCTGGCCGCTACTGTAATAGGCCGTACTTCCGCAGCGCGGACACGTGACCTGGGCGGTCCCGTTCAGGCGAAACAACATCTTGTTGCAGAGCCGCTGCGTTTTCGGATTGATCTGGCTGCAGCGGATCGCTTTCAGCGGCGGGCGAAGCTGCGTCGAATCCACGTCGCGGCGCAACGTTGTTTCTGTTGTTGTCATCCCGGGCTGTCCACAGCCTACTACTCGAACACCGGCAGGAATACCCGTACGCAGTTCGGATGCGCGATGGGGTGCTCCAGTGCGTCCGCTATAGGGAACGTCAGTTGATCCACGCCGTCCGGGTAGTCGGGATCGTCGTGCTCGACCCACCCGCAGCCCTCGCCGTCGCGCACCTCCACCAGATCCACTGCTGACTCATCATAGGTGTCGAGCGTGGCCCGCGCGGACGCAAACGCAAGCTCGGTGCGAGCGATTGCCGCCGAGCGATTGGCGTAGGTCTGGTCCACGATGTCGTCCAGGCCGACGTAGCCGTCCTCGGGTACGCCGTGCGCGATCTGGTGCTGGTTGTAGCCGCGCGCGCCGCCCAGGACCAGCGCGTCCTGAATGGAGTTGCGCGTCACGTCGTTGATCTGTGTCACGCGGTCGCCGGCAATCGACAGGTAGTCGCGCACGCGCGGGTCGTCGGGATCGGGGGCCTCGGAGCCGATCAGTTCGCTGGCGATGTCCGCCGCCTGGAGGTACTGGTCGCGCAGATCCGGGTTGAGCACGATCTGCAGGCGACGGTCCTCCTCGTTGGGCATCAGCGGGTCGGCCTGCTCCTTGAGTTCGCCGTAGCCCCACAGCCCGCCCATCCACACCGGGTACGGCAGCGTGGCGCTCTTGGTCCCCAGGTAGCGCGCGACCACGCGGTCGGACTGCTGGTGGAAGAACAGCCGCAGCCGCACCGTGAGCATGGTGTAGCGGCGTGCCTGGACGTACTTGAAGCGTTGGGTGATGCCGGTCTTGTGGCGCTCGGTCAGGGCTACCATCAGGACGGATGATTATCCACAAGCACCATGACGAGCACTTCCAGGCGGACTACATCACCGTCGAAGAAGCCCTGCCGGTCGAGCAGATCGCCGTCGAACTGTTCGAGTGTCCACAACCGTGGCTGCGCATCTGGAACTTCTCGGACGACGCGGACGGCGTGCACGGAAAGTTCTCGATCAGCGCCAGCAACGGCACGTGGGTGTACCAGTTCACTCGCAAGCTCTGGTGGCTCGACGGCGTGTACGAGGCCAAGCTGACCGATGGTGTCGTGCTGCGCAACCCGGTCAGCACGACGGCGGCTAGTGTCGTTGTCCAGGCTCAGCGGGTGGCGCAGGGGCACACGAGTACCGCCCTTTGATGTGGTTCGCGATCACCTTCGCCATCGTGCAGTCGGGATCCGGGTCGTAGTGCGGGATCAGCCCGTCGCGCCGAGCTTCATCTACCCAGGCTTGAGCGGTGCCTTCGAGGTACTTGGCGCGCGCGGCGTGCAGGACTTCATCCTTCTCGGCGTGGACGTGCCCGGCGTCCACGATGTAGCGCTCGCCGCCTAGCTCGACGCGGGCGCTCATGTCATCTCCGACAGCGGCGTCGGGAAGATCTGGCGACCACCCTCGCGCGCCTCGGCCAGTAGCTGTTGGGTGAAGTCGAAGCTCTGCGGGTCGTCGCGGGCGAACTTCACCGGGTCGTCGTGCATGAGTTGCAGCGCCATCGACAGGAACTCGTGGCTGGTCGGCGCGTTGGGACCGTAGTCCTTGCCCATGTACGGGTCCGCGAACTGGTCGCGGTGCGTCACCTCGTTGTCGTTGTAGTTGCTGCCAGTCACCGAGCGTAACGACACGGTTGGCTCGCCCTGGGTGCGGCTCTCGATGTGCGCCTGGATGCGCGGCCCCATGCCCGGGATGTTGTCTTCGAGCCAGTGGCCCATCTCGTGGACCACCGTGCTGTCGGAGTTGTCGCGCGGGTGCATGGTGACCATGCCCGTGCCGCTGCTGTGGTAGCTGCGCCCGCTGTCGAACCACTGGTCGTCGGGTGCCATGAACTTGATGCGCGGCTGAAGGAATCCCTGGGTCACCTGGCCGGTCATCTCGTTGATGCGCTGCACGCCCTGGGTCCAGTTCTTGGGCACCTCGGTGGCTGAGATCGGCGTCAGGTCGCCGCGATAACCGGTTATCGCCAGGTTGCCTGGGCCGGTCGGGGAGTTGACGTACTTGGCCCGAAGCTCGGCCGTCAGGTTGTCGCGCGCGGCGTCCACCTCGTGCTTGGTCGCCCAAAAGTTGTTTTGGGTCACATCCATGTTGTGCATCTGGCGGTCGAGTTCGGTCTTGGCGTCTTCGTACTCCTTGCCGTACGTGACCTGATCGTCCTCTAGCTGCTTGATGACCTCGGGCGAGGCCCCGAGCCGCTTGGCGTCCTCGATGCTTTTCGGCAGCGACCCCACCATGTCGCGCATGTCGCTCCAGTTCTGCGCGGCGTGCTGGTAGTCCTCGCCCACCTGATCGTATTGCCGCTGCGCCTCGGTCATGCGTGCCTTGAGTGACGCCGTGCGTCGGTCGGCTTCCGCGATCATCGCCTCGCGCCTCGCGCGCATCCGCTCGGGGCTGGTGTCGGCACGGACGCCGCCGGTCGGCCCGACCACGGGCTTCGCCGCGCCCTCCTTGGGCTTGCCCCAGGAACTGACGAACCCCGCGCCGCCCTCGTCGGTGAAGCGACCCGTGTCAGCGTCGTGGTACGGGTTGAACTTCTCCTCGACGGTCTTGGCCTGGTCGCCGGGCTTCCAGTCTTCGGGTGCGCCCTGCTCGGCCCACTCGATGATGTCCTGCCAGATCTCCCACGCCTGCTCCTCGGTCATGTCGTCCGGCGGCTCGTCGGTCATCTTCATCATCCGTGCGGCGATGGCCTCGGGCGAGCGGTTGGTGAGTGCGCCGCCCTCGCGCCGCCACTGCTCCCACACCACGGCCTGGAACGCCGCAGGGTTCATGTTGCGCGCCGACGCTGCGCTGCGCACGCGGTCCGCCGCCCATCCGTAGCCGCCGACTGTCGTCGCGCTCGGGCCGCGCCCGATCTTGCGGCCCTGGATCAGCGTGTTGACGGCCTTGAGGTTGGCTTCGGTGTCCTCGTGCAGGTTCAGCATGGCGCGCCCCATGTGCGTATCGACGGTCACGTCGAAGGCCGACTCGGGGTGGCTCAGGTTGTTGTTGAAGGATCGGATCTTGTTGGCGTTGAACACCTCGTCCGGGTCTTCGCCGCGCAGCGCTCGGATGGCGTTCTCGGCGTTGTTGCCGATGAACGGGTACGGCTTGGAGTGCGGCGTGATCTCGCGGATCTGCTCAGGCGTCATGCCCGGGTGCGCGCGGTCTACCTGCACCATCGCGCGCGCAGCTTCGAGGTTGGGCAGTCGCCCGTTCTTGAGGTTCCAGTTGGTCAGCGGGCTGGTCGCCGCGACCGCATCCGTGAAGCGCTGGCGGTCCACCCCGAGTTGGTCGGCCCACTGGCCGATCTCGTTGTGCTTATCGACGTACCAGTTGGCGTCTTCGGCGTGGCCCTGCTCGATGGCTCGGTCGTACAGATCGAGCATGCGCTGCTCCGCGAGCTTGGCGGGCAGATGCGGCGGATCAACAGCCCTGGCGCGGACACCCGTCAGGTGCGCCGTGTCCAGGCCGGTCCGCGAGGACTTCCACGTCGAGAGGTGGGTGACCGGCGTGCTGACGCCACCGCCGCCACCAGATACGAATCTGCCGCCCTCACCCCTGGGGTGGAGCGACTCATCCCACTCTTTGAGTTCGTGCAGGAGCAGGGCGCGTTCCATGTCGAGCAACGCCGCGCGCACATCACGCGGAGCAACCACGACACGACCGTGGGCTACGTCGAGGCTGACCTCGATCTCACGGAGCTTGGCCTGAAGCGCGTCCCACTCAAGCACTTGGGCTTCTAATCGAAGTCAAAATGGGGTGCTTTGCCTTCGGCCATCGTCTTCTCTAAGCCTTGCTTCAGGCGATCCCAATACTCCCTGAACAGGGGCGTGTCGGGTATCCCATCTTCCTTCATGCAGTCCTCAAAGGTCTTGCCGTCAGCAATGCAGTTCCCCATCGAGGCGAACTCACTCATGTCTGGCACACCATTGTCGGCAGGCATCGGTCCTGATCTCCTTTCCTTCTGATCCCTCCACTGACATAATAGCAAACTTTCGCACACGTTCAAAGGGTTTAGCCCGTGTACTGGCGGTCGGAGCGCTTCTGCGCGTTCTCCCATGCTGTCCTGTCGTGGATGATGACCTGACCCTGCTTGGTGCGTTCCGCGATGAGCTTCGCGGCTCGCTGTGGCGAACCCTTGGGTGCCCAGGTGTTGTCCCAAATCTTCACGCTGTCGTAGCCGGCCTCGCCGTTCAGGATGCGCGGCAGCATCGAGTTGACGCTGGTGTGCGCCGCCTCGATGATCGCCTCGTCCACGGGACGGTCGGTACGCCCCTTCGCGGCAGCGATGGCCTGGGGGATCGGCACCGTCAGGTAGTTGGCGTTGACCTCCCTGGCTCCGTCGTCGCGGTAGCCCTGGATCTTGGTCTGCAGCTTGGTCATGGAGCTATTCATGACGGCATCCACGACGGCGTTGCGGCCGTTCTGCAACGCCGTCTTGACCACCTTGCCCGCGATGTCTGAGGACTCCTCGTGGACCTTCATCGCCCACTTGACCGAGCCAGCATCGCGCATGGCCTGCGTCTCGGGGATGTCCTCGGTCTTGTTCCAGTCGGCGTTGCTCCACACCGCGTGGTCCTTATCGGGCACGGCGAACTGCTCGGGGCTGCGCTGCAGCGCCGTGCTCTTGCCCGACGCGCCGCCACCGCCCAGGACGCTGACGGTCGGTCCCCCCTCGGCGGGTGGCACGTAGCCGCCGCCAGCCACACCTTGTTCGTGGTTCTCGTAGATGCCGTGTTGGGCGCGGTCGATGGCCGGCTCGTGTACCTTGTCCAGGCGCGCCTGCACGTAGTCGCCCTTCTTGCCGCCCTCGGGCATGTACAGCTTCTGAGTGTCACCCTTGTCGCGCAGGAAGCCGTGCGGGTTGTCCTTGGTAATCAGCGACGAGGAGTCGCCCGACTCGACGTTCTCGCCGCCGCCGACGCCAGCGGCGAAGCGCCCCGAGTTGTCGCGCGGGTGCTTGTCCTCGAAGTCCTGATCCTTGGTTTCGGGCAGATCGAGGATGTTCAGCCAGGTCTGCGTCTTGGGGCGGAACACCTGTACCGGCTGGCCCGCACCGAGCAGCGAGCGCTCCATGTCGCGGATCTGCTCGGTGACGGCCTTGGTCAACTCGTCGCGGGAGTCCACGATGGTGTGCTCCCACCCGTTCAGGTTGAGCTTGCCGTTCTTGTCGCTCTCCTCGGACGGCGCGTGCCCAGGCCAGTAGCCGGTCGCCTCGTGGTGCAGCCACGCGCACAGCGCCTGGGGGTTGTCCACCTTGTCGGTGAGCGTGTCCACACAGTCATCGAAGTCGCCCGGGTGCCCGCCGTCGAAGCGGTCCTTCCAGTAGTCGAGCAGTGCCTCCAGATTGCCCGCCTTGTAGCTCAGCCGCTCGCCGTCGTCCGCGACCTTGGTCGGCCACTCGCCCGTGGCGTGCTTGTACAGCCACGCCGTCACTTCGAGGTGGTCGTCCAGGGCTTTCATCGCCGCATCGAAGTCGCCGCCGCCGGCCGCGAAGGTGTCGCGCCAGTGGTTGAGTAGTTCCACCACCTCGGCGGTCTTCTTCTTCTTGGGCGGCTGGCGCGGGCCACCTGGCGGGACCATGATGCCGCCGTAGGTGTCGATGCCCTCGGTCAGGATCTTGGTGGCATTCAGCGGGATGGCGACCTGGCGACCATCGGTGCCCGAGTAGGTCAGATCCCCCAGGGTGATGTGCATGCCATACAGCGGCGACCTCTGGCCGACGTACTTCGAGACGGCCGAATGCTTGATGTAGGCGATGGTCACGTGCGGCGTGTAGTTGGTGTGCGTCTCGACGTTGGCGAGCGAGCGCTTGATGATGCCGTTGAGATGGCCCGCGTCGTCGCTGGTGACGCTCACGTACAGCGGCACGCCGCCGCCCTGGTCCTGGCCGGCGAAGACGTAGTTCGGCCCAAACGTCATGGCGACCGGCGTCTGGTCCTTGACCACGCGCGCCACGTCGCTCGCGCCGACGTTGGGCATCAGCCCGTACTTGACGGTGACGTGCGGCTCCATCTCGATGCCGCCGCTGCCCAGGTCGTCGGGGTCGATGTGGTCCTCAGCCCACTCGACCAGTTCGTTGCCCAGGATCTCTGGCAGGTTGAGTTGCGTCGAGGAGTAGTCGTAGCCGCTGGTCGCGTCGGTCTTGAGCATGTACGGGTCTTGGCCGCACCAGGCGCACACGCCGAGTTCCACCGAGCGGTAGTGGCCCATGTCGTCTTCGGGGCAGTCGGGGATGATCTCGAACCGCCCGTCGCTGGTCATCTTCGTCTCGATCATCTTCCCTCCTGGGCCGGCTGAGCCTGACTCCTGTGCGCCACCCGGTGGCGGTACGCCAGGGATGGATGGTGGTGCGCCGCCGCCGCCAGGTCGTCCGCCGAACGCGCCGCCGCCACCTGGCGGCAGGCCGGGCGGCTGGTCAGGCTGTCCTGGCGGCTTGTCCCCCTTGTGGTAGTTCGCCAGTTCGTCGGAGGGCGTCGGGATCATGTTGGCTGGCAGCAGCACCCACCCTGGCTGGTCGGTCGGGTAGCCGAGCGTCTGCGCCGCGACGTGCCACGGGATCAGGCCCGCCGTGAAGTCGGCACGCACGCGGGCGTGCACCTTGTCCACGTCCTCGGTGTAGCCCGGCACCTGGCTGAGGTCGAAGTCGAAGTGGTCAACCTCGGGGAAGTCGGGCTTGATCTGCAGCGAGAACTGCTGCGCCAGATCCTCGTACATCGGAGCCAGCGAGCCAGTCCACCACTGCGCTCGGTCCGACTCCTTGTTCGAGTTGTTCAGGCCCGACGAGGACTGGTGGCCGAGGACCGTCCAGATGATCGACGGCGGCACGTCCAGTACCGCGCAGATCTTGGACTCGGTGACGCGGTTGATGTCGTCCAGGCCCAGGCCCACCGGGTCCATGCCCATCTTGGTGTAGGTCGCCTGCCCGTTGTCGATGACCAAGACGTTGCCCCACCCGTCTGGCCCGCCGTACTGCTGGCGGAAGCGCTGGCGGATGATCTCGCGCTCGTTGGGTTCGACCGAGCGCATGATGTTGAGCAACCCGCTCGGCACGCCCGCGTTCCTGAAGAACGCCGTGGTGAACTCGCGGCACCACACGTCGATGTCGATGCGCTCGGCCAGCACCGCCAGCGGCGACAGGCCGTAGTAGTCGTTCAGCGGGTTGGGGTTCTTGAAGTGGATGACATCATCCGGATCCAGGGTGAACACCCGCTCCCCGATGCGGTACTCGTACGCCTGGATGTAGTCCTTTTCGTCAGGGATGATCCACACGCGGTCGGGTCGCAGCGGCCAGTACTCGATGATCTTGCCCGAGCGCCCTCGCACGATCTCCCAGTAGGCGTTGCCGTTGATCTTGAGCGCCACCACCGTGGACGACCACAGCATGAACGTCGTCCACCACTTGTTGGGGCGGTTCAGGACATCCAGCGCGGGGTGGTCGAAGATGGCGTCGGCGTCGTGCGCCTTGGAATCGAAGACCACCATGCGCGGCAGCGCCGCTGACTTCGCGACGGCCTGGCACGCGGCGAAGACGACCTCGGACCCCAGGTAGCCCTTGCGCGCCAACTGGTCGTACGAACGTTGGTTCCAGATCGGCGTGGCCGGCAGGCCAACCTGCCAGGTCGGGATGGCCGTCGCCACAGCCTGCTTCGTCTCGCCCCCGAACAGAGCGAGCGTGCGGAAGGCGTCGGCCAGCAGGCCCATTTAGAGTTCTCCGGCAGCTTCGAGTTGGTCAACCAAGAGCGCGATGTCGTCGTAGGCCCGCTGCGTCTTGGCCCTGCCGCCCCCGCGCGACTGCTTCATGCACACGGCCATCCGCTGTTGCATGTCGGGAAACTCGCCCTTCAGTGCCGACATGCAGCGACCCATGAAATCGCTCTGTGACTCGCCGCCGCTTGGTTCAGGTAGTGGCATGGTTTCCATCCAATTCGGCAACCCGCGTGATGAGCGCTTGTCCGCGCACCGCCTGCGCGCCGACCTGTTCGAGGACGCCCTGCAAGTCGAGAATCGTCTGGCGCAGCACGGCGTTTGAGTGCTCGATGCGCGTGATGCGCTGCGAGGAAGCAGCGAGACGAGACTCACTCGCGCGCCGCGCCCCAACCGCCTCGCTCAGTGCGGCGCTCTGTCGTTCCGCAGCGGCTTCGAGTTCGGAGATGCGCTGCTGCAGGCGCGTGATGTCGTCACGATTTCTCGCCAGGGTCCGCTCCAGGGTCAACGTCTCGGCGCGAATTCGCTCGATCTTCGCGCCACATGGCGCGTGCTGAGCGTTCAGTTCATCGAACGCTCGTTGCCACTGCGCTTCGAGCCGCTGCGCATCAGCTTCCATCCGCAGGATGCGCTGGTCCCTGATCTCGACGTAGCGCATCAGGGTGCCCACGTCGGGCGCTCCCTCTACCGTGGCGTTCGGCTCAGGCAGCGGCATGGCCCCACTCTAGCGCAGGCCGGACACAACTAGGAAGATGCGGACCGCCAAACCGAGCAGCGCGGCCGAACCGAGCACCAGCAGCACGACCACGACGATGACGCCAGCCGGCCTCAGATCGGAACGGTCAACGACTGCCATACCCTATCCGTGCACCAGCGGGGAATAGTTGGCGGTCCTCCGCGCTCGCGGACACATGCCGCTCGCCCCGTTGGTGCCGATAACCGGTTATCACTGGTGCTCCGACCGACCTTGCACGTGTTAGATCGGTCGGAGCACTCAGATCACCCACACGCCCACCGATCCCTGGACCAGTAGCTCGGTCAGCGACCAGACGGCGGCGTCCAGGCGGTTGGGCGACCAGCCCGTGGTGACCGGATCCCAGGTGCACATCTCGTCTTCAAGCTCGGTCAGCCCGTTGACGCCGACGTGGTGCACGCGGCCCTGGTCGTACAGCATGGCGACCGGCTCAGCCCTGATCGCCTTGCCGCGCGAGGCCGAGCGCTTCTGGACGTTGCAGTAGATGCCGCGCTCGCGGGCGGCTGTCTCGATGACCGCCATCGCCATGTCGCCGCCGAAGTTCGTCTCGACCACGATCAGGTCGGCCTTCCAGTCGAGCCACGCCTGGACCACCCGCGCGCCCCATCCCTCGGGGTGCAGCTTGCACGAGTAGTCCGCGATCACGTAGCCGTGCGGCAGCGCGCCCGAAAGCTGCGTCGAGTCGGCCACCCAGTTGTCGGGCGCGGGTCCAACGCCGCATACCACGATGCCCTGCTCGTCGTTCTCGGCACCCGCGCCGCCGGACGGGTCCACGCCGATCACCACACGTCGGAGGTCGGTGGGAGCGCGTGGTACCCGCTGGCTGTCCAGCAGCGCGCGGTTCCAGAACGAGTCGGGGTTGTCGTCAATGAGCTTGCCCTCAAGCTCCTGGCGACCGAGCCGCGTGCCGGCGTACTTGTCGTAGAAGAACTGGCGAACGTCGGCGTGCAGGAAGCGGTTCTGCGCCGTGGTCGCGATGGTCAGTGCCGTCTTCGGGTCGTTGACCAGATCCTTGATGCGCTTACGCGGCTTCGGGGTGGTCGAGGCAACAGCGTGTGGGTGCGGCCCCAACCGCAACCCGAAGCGCATGTGATCGTAGCACTCGTCCAGCTTCTGCCACGCGGCCAGTTCCTCCAGCCACGCCAGACAGCGGTTGCCACCCGCTCGCAGCCGCTCAACGTCCTCGGGGAAGCTCGCGCCGAACAACTTGCCCTCCGATCCGTTGGGCCACACGATGTGCAGCCCGCCCTGGGTCTTGAACTTGATGCCGCCCGAGTGCGCCTTCAGGCCAGACGGCCCGGTGACGCACGCCTCCACCGCGTCTCCCAGGTTGGGGGCGATGATGGCGATACGATGGCCGCCGGGCAACGACTCCAGACACGGTGGACCCAGTACATGTTGGGTCACGTAGTGGGCCATCGCGTCGGTCTTGCCCGACCCGCGCCCGCCGAGCATCAGCCAGAGCAGCCACCAGTCGCCCTCGGGCGGGATCTGGTGCGGTTGCGGCGTCCAGGCGTTGAGGAGACGGTCGAGTTCTTCTAGCTCGCGCTTGTTGAGGAGAGGGAGAAGCTCCTGAAGCTCCTCGACCTCAACCCCGAATCTAGCCGCTTGCTGCCGAACTGTCTCCAGTCGCGGGTCGTCCGGTGGAACGTGTCCGTTTTGCCCGTTCGCGCGCGAGATCAAGGATGCCGCTAATTCGCTCGGCTCGCTGGTCATCCGTCAGTCCACTCACCTCGACCTCGATTGCGCCGCCATTCGGTCCGCTGAACTCGGCCCGCTCGATGTAGCCACGCTGCTTGCCCTGGGTCTTGAGCAGGAAGCACACCGCCCACGCCTCGCCGCGCTGGACGGCGCGCAGCAGCGACAGTTCGCCCACGTCGAGGAAGCTCTCGCGCTCCTGGCGGCGGACTTCGGCCACCTGGGGGTAGACCTTGCAGTAGTTCTCGACGGTCTTCAGGTCGCAATGCAGCAGGCGCGCGGCGACGGTGTTCATACCCTTCGCCTCTTTGAGCGCCGCGATCATCTGGTCCGCCGAGTACTTGCGGTACGTCCCAGGCTTACGTCCACGTGGCACGCCCCGAGCATAGCACTGGCGCACACCGGCGGAAACTACGGAATGCGTGCGCTCACGTGCGAAATTGTGTATACTCGTGTCGTGAGGAGAGCAGAGAGTCCACCACCGGTCCCGCCGCCCGACCCCGAGCAGGAGGCGTACGAGGCCGCTCTTGTCCGAGAGTACGAGTTGTTCCATCGGTATTCAGATCAAGTAACCTATAAGCGTGTCTTCAAACGCTTACATGCGTGAATACATGCAGCGGCGCTACCGAGCGCGCATGGCGACAGCTATCGAACGGCTCGGTGGCCGGTGCATCCAGTGCGGCTCGACCGAGAGCCTGGAGTTCGACCACATCGACCCGTCCACGAAACTCATGGACATCTCCCAGGCCGTCACCTACTCGACCCGCGTGTTCGAGGCGGAACTGGCGAAGTGCCAACTGCTGTGCGCCTCGCACCATCAGCAGAAGACGCTCCAGCAGAACGGCATGACCCTGGCCCGAGGCACCCACGGCACGCTCTCCGCGCTCCGCTACTGTCGCCCGCCATGTGACGCCTGCCGAGCGGCCAAGGCCGACTACAACCGGCAGCACTACCTCTCGCGCCGTTAGCTCAACTGGCTAGAGCAAGAAGCCCTTAACTTCGAGGTTCTCGGTTCGAGTCCGAGACGGCGCACTGCCCCCGGCGTTGACCCCGCTGGCGCGTAAACGTTCGCTCATCAGCGACGACCCGCCTTGTCACGTCGGGGCTTTTCCATATCGTGGAGCGGCCAATGAACCCTGACGAGATCCCAGTCAAGATCCTGCGCGAAGTCGAGGTCGGTGACACGCCGATGTTCCCCCGAGGGCACGCCCCTGGCGCATTGCCCAACGGCACGCGGGTGCGCAAGAGCCGCGACGACCCGGGCGACACTCACACCATCGGGGACCAGGCCACCGTGCTGTCCAGCGTCGGACCGCACGAAGGCATGTTCCTGTACTTCGTGGAGTGGGACGACTTGCCCCGGATCCCTGTCGGCATCCGCAGTGACAAGCTCTCCCGAGCCTGATGAACGACGGCTCAATGTCGCGCTGTTCGTCATCCTTTTCGTTTTTCTCACCTTCGGGATCGCCCTGGTGTTGACGCTTTCTCGACTGCATGGCGCGTAGGGTGGCGACGTGGCACAACCACTACTTGCCGCCTGCATGGGGTGCGGGGAGCGACTCGCCGTGGACGCTCAGGAAGCGCTCGCGGATACCAGAGGTTGGAAGTACGACTTTGATCTCGGCTGGCTGTGTCAGCGCTGCGACGGGCTGGACGCACGCCTGCAGCAGCGCCGCCGCCGAGGACCAGGCATGCCGATGAAAGGACACGGCAACGATGACCGATGATCCGCGCACCTGGCTGGATCTGGACAACTGGTGCTACGAGCACATGGTCGAGAAGCTCGACTGTGTGCACTGCCAGTTCGGGGACGACAGTCTGATCTTCATGTACGACTGCGAGCGCTGCGCGATCCCGCACGGTGCCAAGACCTGGGGGTGGCTGTCGCCCGAGGGCCGCGAGTACTGCATCCGCTGCATGGCGATTGGGGCGTATCAGGATCTGGTGAGCCACGACTTGCTGATGCCGCAGTTCCCCAACCAGGGCGATCTGCCACCCGGCGCGCGACCATGACCAACTACAGGCCGATGGCGGTGTGGATCGTCAACCTGCTGGAGACGGACCCGGGGCAAGTCCTGCAGGCCCTGGCGGTGATGATGCGCGACACGCCCATCGACCAGCGCCTGCCACTGATGGAAGCCATCGAAGCCGAGACGGTGAGGAGGCTCAATGAGCAAGAGCGAGGATAGGGCCTGGAAGGACTACGGCGACCGCTTCCGCCGCGAGGTGCTGCCGAAGATCATGAACTCGGCCGTGTTCCTCGCCATCGGCACCGAGGAACTGGACGTGAAGATGGCGACCGAACTCGGCGCGGCGCTGCTGGCCGACAAGCCGCTGCTGCTGGTCTGTCCGCGCGGCAGGCGTATCCCTGAGCGACTGCGGCGCGCGGCCGACATCGTGGTGGACAATTGGGATCCGGCCGATCCCGACGCCCAGGAGCGCTTCGCGGATGCCCTGCAGCAACTGGATCTGCCCCCGCGCTAATGTAGCCGAACGTGTGCTATAAGTGGCGGCATGAAGCCGACCGGTAAGGTCTACGTCGGGGTGCGCCTGCCACCCCTCAACTCCGCAGGCGAAGCCGTGGTGCTGGTGCTCGACCCCGAGCGGCAGCAAGCCCACTACCTGCCGCACATCTGCGACCAGCACACCCCGCGCGCCAAGGCGCTACTGGCCCACTACGGCTGTCACAGCCCAACCGGGTTCAACTGGGGCTACGGCGGCTCGGGACCATCCGAGCTTGCCTTCATGCTGCTGCTGGATCTCGGCATCGCGGACGAGCGCGCGTGGATGGCCCACAACCCGCTGACGACACAGATCATCGCCGGGCTGCAGCAGGACCAGCCGTGGATGCTGAGCGCCAGACGCCTGCGCACCTGGCTGCTGCACTTCGAGAACGGCATGCTCGGCCGCAAGGCCAGCCCCGAGGAAGTCGCCCACGCCATCCGCGAGGCCGAGGGGGAATAGTGCACATCCACCACCCCGACCATCACGCCTGGGGCCAGCAGGCCATCGACGCCCTGGAAGCCAACTTCAAGACCATCCCGAAGTACGAGGCGATGACCACCGACCAGTTGGCCGACTTCTGGCAGGGCATGACCGAGGCGTGTGTGCTGCGGCTGGTCAAGCTCAAACCCGAGGGCGTCTCCCACCCACCTGAGTAGCTAATTCTTGCGAGCGTGTGCGATCAATAGTTAGAATGTAGCGTGAGCGAGAGAGAAAGCTGGATAGAGGTCGCAGCGCGGCATGAGGCGACGTTCCAGCCGTACGTTGACCGCGCGGTCGAAGCAGGGGCTGACCCTGGGACGATCAAGTACCTGGCACAGACCGCTGGCATGCAGCGGTACATCTTCGAGAACAACAACCCTGGTCGCGAGACGGCCTACGCCAGCTTCGAGGAGTTCGTGTTGAAGCACGGTGAGGTCTTCGAGGCCCCACCCACCAAGAAGCCACGACCCAAGGGTTTCCGCAAGGGCCGCGACAAGATGTGCTTCATGAACTCGACGCACGCGGCGTTCGAGCACGGCTGGTCCTATGTCGAGGGCTTCGGCACCGGCTACATCCCCGCCCACCACGCCTGGGTCGTTGACGACGACGGCAACGTGGTCGAGACGACGTGGAAGCAGGCGGGCAGCACCTACTTCGGGGTCAAGTTCTCCGACGAGCAGTGGCGGCTGTCGATCTCGTTGACCGGGGTCTACGGCGTGATGAACGCGGTCTTGATGGAGCAGCCGTACACGCCCGAGGGCCACGTCGCGGCGTTGCGCGCGGCGTTGGCCGAGAAGCGCAGGGCGGCATGACCCGGCTCCCGTTGACGCTGGACATCGACGGTCGGACGTGGCGTACACCGCTTACCGCGTCGGATGTCCGTGAGCATGGCGGCGCTCGCATGGTGCCGAAAAGCTATGGGCGGGGCGGCTACTGGCGAATGGAAGGCACTGGCGGGTACGAGTTCTTTCGCGTGCGCGGCGGTCGCCTGACGGTGATGTCCCTGGACCGCCGTGAACCTGGCCGCAAGCGCTGGAAGACGTGGATGGTCGATGACCCGCTGCACTGGTACGGGATGCGCGAGTTGGTCCTCGATCTGCCGCCCGGACGCCTGCTGGTCGCCGGGTTGGGACTTGGGCTGTTTGCCCACCACCTGATGGACCGTCCCGACATCACCAGCATCGAGGTCATCGAGATCGACCCGGACGTGATCGCGCTGGTCGAGCCAACGCTGCCCGACGATCCGCGACGAGTCATTGTCAGAGGCGACTACTACGACCGCATCAGCGACGGGCCTGCCCCGGACGCGGTGCTGTGGGATCTGGCAGTTGGCACCGAGGATCAGACCCGCCCCGACTTCCTCAAGGCGCAGTTGCTGACAGCCGTCTACCTGCCCGGCACGCCGCTGTTCTGCTTCGGCCTGCGGCGAGAGAAGCACGCCGAGGAGTTGCTTATCTGATGCCGCTGAACGCCGAGCAGATCGAGCGCGAGACGCTGTGGTGGTGCATCAAACGCCAGGTGAAGGTCGTCGGCGGCTGGCACATCGCGGCCTTCTGCCCACTGCTGATATGGGACTCGGCCCGCGAGGTCCAGGCCGAGGTCAAAGACATGCACCGCCGCCAACTGGCGATGGAAGCCCTGTGGGACCGTCTGCTGTGAATTCTTGCGCACACGTGCGAACATAGCGCATAATGTCTCTGGAAGGAGAGAGGAATGTCCACCACCAAGACGCCGTTCGTGCCGAGCTTCATCCCTGAGCCGGACGGCCTGCCAATCTGGAAGATGCGCGAGATCGAGCGGTCACGCCAGCACTTCATCGAGGGCGGCGCGTACGTCGGCCCCGAGGGTGAGGTGCGCTGGTTCTCCAACGACAGCGTGGTCCCGGGCGACGTGTTCCGTGATGCCTACGTGCGGGTGCCCAACCCCGAGGCTCAGGAGCGGGTGCGCGACCGTGAGACGCAGGCGTTCCTGGCCGAGTACCGCCGGGCCAACAAGGGCCGCAAGCGGTCGGCTGAGGAGATATTTGAGATGCGCGCGGCCTTCGGCCCGGGCGAGACGGTTGTCGATGTGATAACCGGTGAGCGGTTCGAGACGTGAGTACGACCTACTCACCCTCCCTGTGCACGGCGGCGCGGGATCTCCCTGTTCGCCTGTCCGAGTGGTGGATGGAACCCAAGATGGACGGCATCCGTCTGCAGATGGTCGCCAGAGGTGGCCGCGTAGACTGCTACTCGCGGGCGGGGCTGACCTACAACGGTCGTATGCCCGCCGTCGAGGAGGCCCTGTCCGCCCTGGACGTGGTAGTCGATGGCGAGGTCGTCTGGTTCTCACCCGAAACGGGTGAGGTGGACTTCCACAAAGGCTCGGGCCTGTTCCGTCGCGAAGACTCGGCGCGGGCGCAGCGCTTCGAGGGGCCGCTGACCTACGTGGTCTTCGACATGCTCGAACTGGCCGGCCAGGATCTGCGCAAGCTGCCCATCGAGACACGGCGCGGCCTGCTGGCGCAGTTGGTCGAGGGCCTCGGGTGCCCGCAGCTTCGCCTGATCGAACAGGCCGAAGCGTCACCCGAGGCACAAGCAGCCTACATCGCGCGCTACCGCGAAGGGGTGGTCCTCAAGAAGAAGGGCAGCACCTACGTCGCGGGCCGGCCTCCGACCTGGCTCAAGCTGAAGGTGGTCGAGGATGCCGATGTGGTCATCACCGGCTTCGAGCGCGGCAAGGGCAAGTACGCCAACACCCTGGGGTGCGTCGAGTTCAGCCAGTTCCGCGAGGGCCTGTTGGAGCGGCGCGGGACGTGCTCGGGCATGACCGACGCCGAGCGCGATCACATCTGGCACAACCGCTCCGAGTACGAGGGCAAGGTGCTGGTCATCCGTCACATGGGAGCCGATGGCGAGGGCTTCCGGCACCCACAGTGGAGCCACGTTCGAGAAGACAAAAACGCCTGGGAGTGCGTCTGGTCATGACGCGCTCCTGTCGTATGCTGACCCCGCTGCCGGGGAGTCACCCTGTTTCTCCTTCCAAAGTGCAGGGGCGCTTGGAGTGCTGTGGTGGCCTCTGAGCCGACGACTCCCGGCAGCGGTCCGCCCATCCCGCCCGAGCTACTGCGGCAAGCGCGCGTGACGCTGCGCGCGCACGAGGCGATGGACGAGGCGTGGCGGCTGATCGAAGAAGTCAACGCCCGCCAGGAGCACCCGGGCCAGGTCGCGTGTGCCAGCGGTTGCGCGGCGTGCTGCAGCTACCTCGTGGACACCATCTCCTCCGAGGGAGCGGTGATCGCCACGGGCATCGAGTACGGCGACCCGGGCTACAAGGCCGTGGTCATGGAGCGGCTGCTGGATTGGGAGTACGAGTTCATGCACTGGATGCTGCGGCACCCCATCCCCAACGAGGGCCGCAAGGATCACGAGCACGACCTGTGGCGCGGCCAGTGGCAGATCCGCAGGATCGCCTGCCCGTTTCTGGATCTCGACTCCAACATGTGCTCGATCTACGCCGACCGACCGGCGACGTGCCGAGGGCACCATGCCTGCTACCCGCCGCCCCAGGTCGCGGATCACGTCTCGATGCCGCCCGAGGGCTGCTTCACCAAGATCGAGGATCTCCAGCGCGGCGAACTGACCCCGATCTGGCAACTCAACGACACCGTGACGCAGACGTTCTCGAAGTTGCTGGCCGACTCGTTGCACGCCCGCGACATCGCGTTTTCGTCGCATCTGCTGCCGATCATGGTGCTGTGGGCCGGGCGCTCATGGTTCGGTTGGCCCGCACCCGACTCGCGCAAGCGGAGAGCCAAACCCCCACGGATAACCGTAGCCAGGAAGGAGCCACCACAATGATCGACCCGATGAACCTGCTGGTGCTGGAGGCGACGTTCTGCACGTTCTGCTTCCGCCAGGGCAAGCGTCCGCCAGCACACGAGGCGGGCATCCTGGGCGGCGTGCGCTTCGGGCGCGGCGGACGGATCGGCAACTTCGACCGCAGCTACCGGCGTGCCACGCGGCGGCGCGTCATCAAGCACGTCCGCGCCGAGCACCCCGAGTTCAAGGCCCCACTCAAGGGCGAGAAGGTCGCGCCATGAGCGTCTGCGACGACGAGCGGAATCTGTACCCGCTGGAGGCAGCGCTCGATGCCCTCGAACGGCTGCACGACTACATCGTGCAGGACGGCGAACAGAAAGCGCGGGAGTGTCTGTGCCAGGAAGCCGCTGCATGGCGGGCCGCGCGCAAGGTGACTGTGGCGTGGCGGGAGGAGCGCGGCATGAAGGTCCGCCTGCTGGATCAGGTATGAGCATCGGCAACCCGGGCGTTGGCTTGAGCCTGCGAGACGCCATGCTGAACATGACCCGCAACCCGACGCGGCTGTGGCACGCCTCGTCGCTGGTCGCCAACAGCAACGACGACGACGCCATCGCGACGATGGCCGGCTACATCAAGCCGACCGCCGAGCGCGCCGCCGTGTACTACGCGACTTCGAGTGTCTCGCGCGACCTGGGCGCTGCCGCCAGAGCGCTGCAGCAGGAGCACCTCGTGCGCTTCTACCGTGAGGACTTCCCGACGCCGTTCGGCCTGATGGTCTTCGACGGCGACGACTATGAGCTACCGTCCTGGGGCACCTACGGCAAGCAGACGCTGCGCGGCATCCTGTGGGCGGTCGCCGCCGACGCCCTGATCCTGTGGAGCATCGTCCACGACCGGAGCGACTTCGAGGAGCACGCGCGCATATTCAGCTTCGGCGGCGCGCACTTCCGCCAGATGCTGGCCGCGCCCTGGGGACGCCAGATGCAGATCGTGCCCGGCCCCAACCCGCAGCAGCGCGCCGAGGCCGAGGAGTCCAAGGGTTGGCCGGGCGGCAAGGGTGTCACCCTCCAATCGGACGGCATCGTGCGAATCCACGGCGGCGACATCGCCACCTTCCGCGAGGAGACGGAGAAGAAGATCCCGGGCTACGACGCGGGCATCAGCGTCGAAGACGAGCAGGTTCAGGTTGCCTACGCCGCCGCTGCGATTTTCAGATTGGTCTACACATGGACGCAGTTCGTGGCCGACGAGATCGTGACCGTCAGCCGTGCGGCGCTGAGCCGTGCTGAGAGACGCCGCGCCGAGCGCGAGAAGACCCCCGAACCGCAACTCAACGTCATTCTGCTCAGACGGGTGCGGCACGAGCGACCCGAGGGCGACGAGATTCACGACGTGGACTGGAAGTCGCGCTGGTACGTGCACGGCCACTGGCGCAACCAGCCGTACGGTCCCAGGGACAACCCCGAGTACCGTGCCAAGTTCATCACCGGCTACATCAAAGGGCCAGAAGGGAAACCTCTCGTGATGAAAGATCGGGTGATCGTCCTTGGCCGCTGACCCGCGCCTCGACGTGCGCAATCTCATCGAGCAGTGCATCGACCAGACCGAGGAGCGCCGCCGTATGGAAACGGTGATCGACGCCGTGGTCGCCAGGATCAAAACCGACCCGGCGCTCACGGACGCCATCATCGAGGAGTACGTCCGCAATCAGTACCGCAGCCGTGAGTACGGGCTGTGAGCGAGGAGTTCACCATCCTGTGCGGCTGGTGCCACCGCGAGGTGGTCAGCTTCGTCGGCCCGCCAGCGATGGTCACCGTCAACACGCTGGCTCCTGGGCTGGACGGCAACTTCTGGCGGATCTGCCTGTCGTGCTACGCCGAACTCATCAAGCTGATCGCTGAGCGCGACTGGCGCTCGACGCCTCCTGACCGTGAGCCGCCTCGCCCTGGCAGCTTTGAGTTCGAGATCGAGAATCCGTGATCCCTGACGACCACAAGCCCACGCTGTACCGCGCGCGAGGCCACGCCTGGGTGGTGTGCGCCTGCGGTTGGAAGTCCGGCGACCAGCGCGACCAGGCTGCGGCGCAGCTTGCCTGGTCAGGCCACATCCGCGACGTGCTGCTCGCTCATCCTAGAGATCGAGGATGATCCCCGACTGGCTGGTCTACCTGCTGTGCTTCGCGGCGGGCGAACTCAGCGTGGTGCTCTGGCTCAACTTTCGATGCTCAAGACGAGGCCGCGACCGTCGTTAGGGAAGCTCTCCTGATGCCCGGGCCACGCCACCAGCCAGTGGTAGAAGTACGCGCCAGGAACGTCCGTCTCGCCAGGTAGCCAGATGTGCTGCACCAGCCCCTGGGTCGCATCGGCACCCGCGATGGTCGCGGGCAGGATCGTCTCGATGCTGGTCGCCATCTCAAAGAGCTTGAGCGAGACGGTGGCGTCGGTGAGATCCACGGCACTGAGATCCGGGTTGAGCAGCGTGCCCGTGATTGTCGGCAGCGTGTCGGAGAGCTTGAGATAGAAGTCGGCCATCAGCTTGGCTCCTCGCCTCGATTCGGGTTGCCCCACGTCACCTTGCCAGATGCACCCGCGCTGGTCCTAGAGCCGTAGGGCGAGCCACTGGTTGCCCTGCGCCGTCCGCCCGCCGAGGTGCGCCCGTTGCTGCCGCCCACTGAGGTCCGCGACGGACCGGTGTGGATGATCTGACCGTCACCGGTCGTGCCCTCGAAGCGGTTGATGTGCAGGGTCGCATCCAGCGTGGCCTGCCCAACGGATGACCCGAACAGCATCTTGAAGATGGCGATCTCGCATTCGAGGGCGACCGAGGTGAGCACGCCCGATGGCGGCAGGTAGACCAGCAGCCCGGCCGCGAAGCTCGACTGCGCGACGGTGACCACCGTCAGGCCGATACGCAGCGGACTCAGGCTCGAAGACGCCTGGGCGACCAGCGGCGGCGGCTGGATGTACTGATAACGGGTTATCGCTGCCGTGCTGCCCGAGGCCGTCAGCACCGTCGCCTGGACGAAGACCGTCAGCCCCGCTTGAGTGCCGCCCTGAGCCGCGCCCGAGGCCCCCAGGCCGATGGCGAGCACCGCGTCGAGGGTGACGTGGGTGGTGACGATGCCCGCGAACTCGGTGCCCGCCTGGACGAACGTCACACCCGAGGTCTGCGCCTGGGCGATGGTGACGACACTCAGGCCGAAGTTGACCGGCGGCGCGCTCAGGCTGGCCTGGGCGATGACCGTGCCCGAGAGCACCGCGCGCTGGCCGGTCTGCGCGCTCGACGCGGCCTGGGCGACGGACTGGCCCGCCAGCAGCAGGACGAAGGGGACGTTCTGGACCAGCGCCTGACCCTGGACGCTGCCCGCAACCAGCGTGTTGAGCAGTGCGTCGAACTGCGACTGGGCGCGGATCGGGAGTGGCACCAGCGTGGCACCGAAGGCGCACGCTGAGATCGCCTGCGAGACAACCTGGCCGCTGAGCGCCACGCGCACCGTCAGCGCCGTGACGCTCGTGCTCGCCTGCGGCAGGACGCTGCCAGCCATGAAGTAGGTGATGAACGGGTTGGGGACGAAGACCGTCGCCTGGGCCGCGCTCGCGCCGACGAGTGGGGAGGCAGGCACCAGCGAGCACGAGGTGCTGGCCTGGGCGACGGTCAGCCCGGCGAGGCCGTACGTAGCGGGCAGTTGTCCCGTGGCCTGGGCCTGGGCGACCACAGATCCCTGCAGCGCCAGGGCGACCTGGGCCGTGGCCGTGGCCTGGGCGACCACGACGGCCGAGCCGATCAGCGGCGAGTAGATCGCGGAGAGTGTGGCCTGCGTCGTGATCTGGCCGGTCAGAAGCTCGGTGGCCGGGCCGAAGACCAGCGCCTGGGCCGTGACGGTGCCCGCCAGCCCGATGGTGAGCGTGCCGGTGCCCGTCGAGAGCGCAACGGACTGGCTCGCCAGGAGCACCGTGGGTGCACCAAGCACTTCATCCAGCGCCGCCTGGGTGACGATGGCGACCGGTGCCAGGACCAGTTTGAGCGCCGCCGTGGTGTTGGTCGTGGTGAGGACCGCACCCGCCATCTGGACGCCGGTGCCGAAGGCTCCCGTCGAGATGGCCTGGGCGACGACGGCCTGCGAGCCGAGGGCGACCTTGAGGCCAGGGATTGGCCCGACTTCATCCAGTGCCGCCTGGGTCGCGATGGTGCCCGCCAGGGCGTTGGCTTGGCTCAGCGCCGCAGTGCTTACTGCCTGGGTCGCGGCATTGCCAGCCAGCCCCAGGACCAGCGTGTTGGTACTCAGCACCTGGGTGACCGTCGCGCCCTGGAGCTTCGCCGTCAGCGTGGCTGTGGACTGCGCCTGGGTGACCGTCGCACCCGTAACCAGCATGCCGATGATGAGTTGCGCCGAGGTGCTCGACGCCTGTGCGGTGGTGACCTGGGGCGGGAAGGCGACGGTGATGATCGCGCTGGTCGATGCCTGCGCTGTGCCGATGCCGGTCAGGTTCGACATCGCACCGACGAAGACGGCCTGGGCGACGATGGTCTGGTTGCCGAGCGACAGCTTCAGCCCTGGGGTTGCGCCGATCTCATCCAGCGCAGCCTGGGTGGTGACCGTGCCCGTCAGGATGTTGACCTGGCTGAGCGCGCCAGCCAGCGTGACCTGGGTGACCGTCGCCGCTGGCAGGAAGACGGTTGGCGCGCTCGTACTGAGCGCCTGGGTCGCCGTCAGCCCCTGCAGCTTGAGGGTCGGCGCGGCTCCGATCTCGTCCAGTGCGGCCTGCCCGAAGAAGCTCGCCTGGAGCGCCTGGACCTGAACCATCACCGCGCTGGTGCTGGCCTGGGTGACGGTCGGTCCTGCCAGCAAGATCCTGGGCGCGCCGGTCGCGACGGCCTGGGTGACGATGCCCGGGGTACTCAGCCACTCGGTGAGCGGACCGCTGACGATGGCCTGGGCGATGACCGATCCCTGAACCAGCAGCGTCGGCGCAGCCAGGATCTCGTCCAGGCCGGCCTGGGTCGCGATGGTGCCCGCCAGCGCCTGCTTCGCCGTGAGCGTGCCGCTCAGCGTTGCCTGGCCGATGGAGTTGCCGCCGAACGCTGGCGCGACCTCGCGCGGCGCGCCCAGGACGATGCGCCCGAGCAGCGTCATCGGCGTGCCCAGGACCGCCGTGTCGCGCAGCGCGATGCCGAGGCGCGTCGGCACACGAAGGTTGGCCGAGGTAACTGCCTGGGTCGCCACGACCTGGGTGCCGAGCGCGAAGCGCGGGCTGGCGGTGCTGACGGCCTGGGCGACGGGCGAGGCCGTCAGCATCTCCCACATCGGACCGATGACCGTGGCTTGCGCGACAGAGGTGCCCGCCAAACCAGCGGTCAGCGTAGTGAGCACCGGTGCGCCCTGGCTGACCGTCGCGCCCGCCAGTGCGAAGGCTTGGCTCAAGGTTGCGGACGAGACGGCCTGGGTCGCCGTCACCACCGCCGGTAGTGCCTGGGTGAAGGTGACGCTGCCGCTAGAGACGGCCTGGGTCGCGATGACCTGGGCACCGAGCGAGATTCGCAGCGTGGCCGTGCTGATCGCCTGGGCGACGAACGCGCCCATCATGCTGCCGCCGCCTGCGGCGTAGTGCAGTGCGACCTGGGTGGGCGACAGCGCCACGTTGTAGTAGGCGAACTGGGCGAGCTTCCCGGTGAAGTTGCCGCCACCGCCGCCGTTGCGCCAACCGAAGTTGTTGGTGATGTTCGTCAGCAGCGCGTAGCCGCTCAGGTCAATCGTGCCGACCTGGGCACCGTTGACGTAGGCGATGCCCGTGTTGACATCGCGCACGACCACGATGTGGTTCCACTGGTTCTGCTTGATGACACCCGTCGTGGACTGGATGGCGTGGTTGCCGCCGCTGCTATCGACGTAGTTGGCGTACAGCGCGGTTGGCGTGTCGTACTGCCAGACGTGGAAACCCTGGGTGGCGGTGCCGTTGCTGTAGTCGATAATCGGCTCGGTGTTGGCCGTTGTCGGGTAGATCCACATTTCCCAGGTGAACGGGTTGCTAATCAGATCCAGCAGTGAGAACGGCGCGGCGCTGTCCAGCGTGGCGTTGGTCGTGCCATCGAGCGAATAGGCGTAGCTCGGAACGTCAGTTGACAGACCGGGCTGCATGACGTTGACGCCTGTCGGATTGGCCCGCATGGTCAGGCCGTGACCGCTCTCATCGAAGGCGTTGGCATCGCCCGCCTCGTGCATCCGCCAGTAGCCTTGAAGCCCCGTCGTAGCCTCGATGGACGAGCCGAGCGAGTCGCGTGCCTTGATGCCCTTGTAGTAGTGGTCCTGAGCGACGGCCAGGGTCATGACGTTGGTGTAGATCGCCATCTCGTCAACGTTGCCCGCAAGGAGCGCGTTCGTGTACGAGTTCTTGCCGACGTAGGTGTTCCCGTATGCGTCAGCAAAGTTGTAGAACGTCCCCTTGCTGCCCGCCTGGGCCTCGATAGCCCCATTGACCATGACCGTCAGCGTGCCGCCACCGGAGGGCGACCAACTCGCCACGATGTGGTGCCACTGGCCGGTGGACAGCGGTCGCCAGGTCGTGATGTTCTGCCAGGTGCCGTTGCCGCTCGTGTCGATAAACCAGTTCAGCGTGCCATTTGTGGCCGCGACCTCCAGCGAGAAGCCGCCCTTGTTGGTGTTGTCGTAGTAGCGGCGCTGAAAGATGGGCGCGCCAACAGTCCACGACGTGGCCCTTAGCCACGTCTCGATGGTGAAGCCGGTTGTGGTCCAGGGCGTCGAGTAGTCGCTCGAATAGATGTAGTTGACCGAGCCGTCGAGCGTTGCCGACTTGCCAATGCCATCGCTCAGCGCTGATGTGCCGCGCGGCTGCAGCGCACCCTGGAGGGCGAGGTTGGCGTTGAGCGCGGAGTCCCAACACGTCGTGCCGGCCGCCTCATCGAAGCGCCAGTAGTACTTGAGCGAGCCACCGAAGTTACTCAGGATCGTCGTGCTGTACTCGTTGTTCGCTATTGCCGAGGAGGTCGAAGCCTGAGCCTTCGCGATGCCACTCGATCCTGTCCACGTGATCGGGAGCCAGGTGTTGAGCGAGCTATAGAGGGCTTTGCCCGGCGAGGTGACGGCCTGGTAACAGCCCTCGACAATGTTCACCAGCAGGGCGGTGACCGCGAACGGATCGGCAACGGCGGTTCCGAGGGGGGTCCACTGGGCATTCAGCGGACCCCACGCCTGGAAGATGGTGTACCCGGTGTCGTAGTACGAGAAGTAGACCTTGCCAGCAGATTCGGTGATGCGCAGCCACAGGTTGTGGAGGCTCGTATTCGCGACCGTGCCGAGGGTGGTGAGCGTGCCCGCCACATTGGTGCGCGCAACCACATTCAGATCGACCATCCCGATTTCGAGGTAGTTGTTGCTGTCGATCTGAAGCTGAATCGTGGCGGTCTGGCCGGCCTTCCACGTTGAGGACAGTTGCAGGTAGACGAACATGGATTTGTTCGTCAGGTCGTAGCTAGATTTTGAAAGCACCCCGCCATAGGTGCTTGCTCCTGGCCCGGCGTTGTTGACAGCCAGCGTGTAGGGGAAGGCCCACGGGTAGCCGGAGTAGCCAGAGTCGTTCTCGATTGCGGCTCCCGTGCCCCAGAAGCCCCACAACGTCGTATTCAGCGCTGGAGCGTTGAAGTAGTCGCTGATGGGGATGGTTGCCCCCATCGCAACCTGCCCCGAGCCGATCAGGAAGTGGTTGGTAATCTGTGATTTGGTGAGCGCGGTGTTGTACCAGGCAACTTCGTCAACACCGCCGCCGCCACCGATTGAGTAGTTGGTCGTTGGTGATGTCGGATAGCTGTTGCCAAGGACGAGGTTGGCCCCACCACTGGATCCGGGTCCGGCGAAGCTACCGCCAGTGACAGGGGACGAGCCTTGCAGAATAGAGTCGATGTAGATGGCAGCATTGGCTCCGTCGTACGTCAGGGCAACGTGGTGCCACACGTCCTTCGTGACGGTGTAGTTGACGCCACCGACCCAAACGCTGCCGCCGGTGCCATAGAACAAGCAATCGAGTTGCGTGCTGTTGCCTGGGCCGAAGTAGTAGCCAGCACTGCCATTGGTGGTGTCAAAAAACTGGCCGTACGCAACTGTTTGCGTTGAGGACCACTTGAACCAGCACTCCATCGTGAACGGATTGGTGCCACCAGTGCCGACATCGACACTGGTGCCAGAGATCCTGTCGGTGGTCTGCTGTGTGGTCCATGTCGCGCCGATGTTGCCCAGTAACGAGCTTGTCGCAGCGCCCTGGACGAGCGAGCCGCTGCTCGTCGCCATCAGGTCGTCGGTGCCTTTGTAGTCGTAGACCCGGCCGCTGCTCTCGTCCAACCGCCAGTAGTGCCTGAGCGACGACTCGGCGGCGATCATCGTGCCGTACGGATCGGTGGGAGCCGGTGGAGTTGGCCGGATGAACGGAAACGCGATCCACGGGAAGATGTACTGGGTGGTTGTCGCGTTGGTGGCGTAGTTGACCGTGAAACCTGTGGCAGTCATCGAGCCGTGGTCGAGCAACACCTCGGTCGTGCCTGCCGCCGACACAGACGCTGGCAGGTTGCGCTGCAGCAGCAAGTCGGCTGCACCGCCACCAGTAATGCTGTGCCGCGACTGGGTGCTGAGGACGCCGTTCTTGTTCTCCCAACAGCCCTGGTTCCAGTTGGTCCCGTCCGAGGCACCGATGGCCGAGCGCCAGCCGGTGGACTGCGCCGTGCTGCTGGTAGCCGAGTTGGTGAACAGCATGTACGCGCTCGGCTGGAAGCCACAGGTGACCGTCTCGGAGGTAGCCGTCGTGTTGGCGGCTTTGGTGATCGCGCCCACGGCGAAGCTCGCCGCAGCGCCACCGAGCGCCAGGTAACGCGCACTCACGGCCGTCGCGCTTGCCGTCGTCCAGTTCAGCGTGAAGCCGTTGGCGTCCATGCTGGTCAGGTCCGCCGCCATCATGGTTGTCGTCGCGCCGCTGGCAGTCAGCAGGTTGATGCACTTGGTCGTGTCCTGAATACGCGAGGCAAGCGCGGTGCTCGACATCGTTGCGCCGCCTGTGGCCGACTGACTGAACGCCCACCGCGCGGTTGTTGACGCCGCTGCTCCATAGCCAACACCGTTGTTGCCATTGGTCGTCGTAGAGCCGAGGAGCGCAAACAGCAACAGCTTCGGCTGGAAGCCCGTACCCGTGTACGCCTGGGTGCCGGTGCTGGTCTTGGGCGTGAACGCCGCACTGAAGACACTGAGATCTGTACCGCCAAGCGCCAGGTAGTGCCCGGTGTAAGACCCGCCGCCACCGACAGTCCAGTTGATCGTGAAGCCGTTGGTGTCGAGCGAGACGAGCGTGCCTTGCAGGGCATACCCGAGAGCAGCATTGAAGATCGTGCCGCTATTGGTCAGGTAGGCGTTGGAGGTACTACCGTTGGTGGAGGAAGCGTTGTTGCCCATGCCCCCACCGAAGACACCTTGCTGGCCGGCTCCTGTTCCTACGGTCCACCCGAAGCCGAAGACTGCGTTCGCCTGGTCACCTGTGCCAGCCGGATCGGAGGCGTTGAACCAGATGATGACCTTGGGCGTGAAGCCACAGGTGTACGAGACGTTGCCGTTCGCCGCTGGTGCGCTGTACGTGCCCTGGTAGGCGAAGAAGGTCAGGGTGCGATCCTCAGCGTCTGTGCTCTAGCCGCCAGATCCCAAAACGCGGTGCCTGTCGCCTCCAGCATCCACGCCCCCGTCTTGAGCGCGCCTGCACTCAGGTCGGCTGGTACGTCGGCGGCTGCGCCCGCGCCAGGACCGTCAGCGCCGAGCCAGTAGTAGTCCTGGCCGTAGAACTGCTCGACGTAGTTCTCGGTGACCCACTCCGTCTCGATCCAGATCGGGTACGTCTCGGCCAGGTAGAAGGTGACGAACTGCACGTCCTGGCTCGGCAAGTCGGCCCACTCGCCCTCTCTGCTGGTCTTGACCAGGCCGTTGCCGTACCAGATGCGGAAGCCAACGTAGTCGGGCATAGCGATAACCGGTTATCAGACCGGCTGCGGCGGCGGCGCGGGTGCCTGGACCTGGCTCTCGTCCACCACTGGTCCCGCCGGCGACATGGGTGTGACGACGGTGCCCTGGTCCAGGCCAAGCGCCGAGACGACTGCGGCTTGCTGCTCGGGTGTGCCGTAGGCGTACGCCGTCGCAATGTCAATGGTCGGCACCGGCGTGGTCGCCAAGTTGAAGCTCCGCACGTAGGTGTCGAGGATCTCGTTGTTGCGGTCCTGCAGCCACTTGGCAGGGTCGTTGCCCTCGCCCGCGACCCACAGCAGCGCCTGGTTCTGCACGTCGGTCGCCTCGATGGTGTACGTGCCTGCGGCCAGCGGCGGGATGTACGGCGGCGGGGCGACGATGGTCGTACCAGGGGTCGGTGGTTGGTCAGTCATGCAGCCCTCCCGTCGAGCGCGTCCACGCGGCCGGCAAGCTCTTTGATCGCCTCGACCACGATGGGGATGAGTTCGGTGTACGCGATGCCCTCGATCTTGCCTTCTGCACTGCGGCGCACCACGTCGGGCAATATGGCATCCAGATCCTCCGCGATGAAGCCGTGGTGCGCCTGCGCCGGGTCGTGGACGTAGTTGAAGCGCTGGCCGTCCATGCGGCGCACCGTCGCCAGGGCGTTGCTCAGCGGGGTCAGGTTGGTCTTCACATCCCGCGTCGAGCCGACCGCCCACGCCTGGTTGACGTAGGGATAGCCGTCACCCCGAAGGTAGAAGATGTTGATCGAAGCCGCTCGGTTGTAGACCACCATCGCGATGTCACCGGACCCAGTGCCAGCCTGGACTTGCAGTCCGTACGAACCCGACCCGTTGTAACCAACGAGCAGCGTGCTGTACGAGCCAGTCGCCCCGTAAACATTGAAGACGTTGCCCGCCGAAACGGTCTGTTGGGTATTGACCGTAATCTGACCACCAGAAGCAATGGTGAGCCACTGGTTGGTAGCCGTAAACCCGTTGTTGCCCGCGTGCAGCGCGAGCGTGCCCGCCGACTTGATGCGCTGTGTGCCCTGCGCCGAATCCGACCACATCTCGAACTGGGGTGTGCCGTTGTTGGCCTGGATGAAGTAACCGCCCAGGTCACCCGCCGAGTTGCCGCCCGTGCGAACGAGTACGTTGAGGTGCGAGCCTGACGACTGCGCGGCGATGAGCACGTCGGCAACGCAATAGATGCCGTAGTTGCTCGATGACGCGCCGCTCTGCGCCGCGATGTAGATCCCGAAGGCGCTCGTGATGCCCGCCGCACCCTGGTTGGCGATATACAGGCCGTACTGGGTCGTGAGCGATGAGCCAGCCCCGAGCGACGGGCCATACGCCAGGAACGTGTAGCCCGTGCCGACCGTGTAGCTTGCCGCCGCCGTGGTCATCACGGCGCTCACCCCGATGATGCCGCTCGTGCCCGCCGAGGTGCCGTTCACGACGACCTGAACGCCGAACTGGTTGAGGCCACCCAATGCGGTCGGGTTGACGTATAGCGAGGACTGGTTAGGGCTTGGATTTGCGGCTCCAATGCTGATGTTGCCCTGGTTGTTGACCTGCATCCGAACGGTGTTGCCCTGGTAGAAGTCCAGGCCGTTCTGGTTGCCGCCGCTCGTGCGCTTGGAGCCGAGGCCCTCGCCACCACCCGCGAAGTGCAGCCACGGCTGGTTGACCGTGCCGTCGCCCAGGCCGTTCCTATCAACGTTGACGCTGCCACCTCGGTAGTCGCCGTCCGTGACGAAGTACTGGCCCTGCATCCAGCCACCGGTCTGGAAGTTGCCGTTGGTGCTGAAGCCGCCCGCCGAGACGTTGCCCGCGTACCACGCGGCTCCGTTGACGCGCAGCGCGTACGCCGGGTCGGTACCGCCCATGATCCCGGTGCGATCCAGGCTGTTGTTGGCCGCGCCCGTGGTGCCCTGGACGATGCTCATGCCAGAAGCCATCACCAACTGGTTGCTGATGGGTGCGGTGCCCATCCCGACAGCGGTGCTCAGTTGCGTCGAGCCGGCGTTATACAGGCTGATGTTGGTGCTCGACGCGCCCGAGGTGTTCTCCAGATACAGGCCGTAGGCGTTGGCGATCCCCGACACGCCCTGGTTACGGACATACACGCCGTACTGCGTCGTGATGGCACTGCCTGACCCCAGGACGGGAGTCTGCACCCACAGCGCGTACCCCGATGTGACCGTGAATCCAGCGGCCTGGGTGATGACGGAGCAGGCGATGGCTGCAGCAGTCGCTGTCGTCTGCGAGTTGAACGTCGGGTTGACCCAAAACCCGTAGCCGTTTGGACTAGTAGAGATGAGCAGGGTGCTGCTCATCCGGAATCCCACCGAGGGATTCGGCACCGTACCCATCCCGATGCCACGGTCGAAGCGGGCTTGACCCAGGCACCACAACCCGACGTTGTTGGTCGATCCTGTCTGGTCCGCGATGTAGACGCCGTAGGACGTGCCAACACCCGAGACGGTCTGGTTGTTGACGTAGATCCCGTACATCGTCGTGACCGTGGCCCCGCTCTGCACCAGCGCAGCCTGGATCTGAAGGCCGTAACCGCTGGTCATCGTGAAAACTTGTGCGGCGGTCTGGAAGCCGACCGAGATCGACGCGCCCGAGACGGTTGCGGACGAGTTGAAATTGGTCGTGACAGCCAGACCGCTCTGTTGAGTGCCCGTGAGCGTGGAGCCGCCCTGGAGCCAGACCATCGTGGTGCTTGATGGGCCTATGCCGATGCCCAGGAACGAGTTAAGTTGGGTGGTGCCCGCGTTGTACAGCCCGACGTTCTGGCTCGATCCAGACTGAGCGTCGATGTACACGCCGTAAGCGTTGGTCGCCTGCCCGCCGCCCTGGTTGTTGACGTGCACGCCGATGGCGTTGGTGATGCTCGAACCCGATCCCCAGGACGGTCCGAGTGCCAGGAAGTCGGTGCTCTCGGCCTGGGTGAAGCTCGCCGGCTGCGTTGCTGACTGGGCCGCGACCGCCGCGCCCATGACCGTCGCCACACTGGAGGTGATCGCCGCGAACAGCGCGCCGTACTGGGTCGCACCCGCCAACTGGGTGGACGGCGTGAGCACGACCATGCCCGTGTTGCTCAGGACGGGCGCGCCCACGCCTAGCTGCCCCTGGACGGTCAGGTTGCCAGTAAGCGTGCCACCCGTCAGCGGCAGGAAGTTGCCTGCGCCCAGGTACGCTGCCAGCCCACCATTGGTGATAACCGCCGAGATGGTCGAGCCACTCGGCCATGCATAGGCCGTGGTGCTGCCGTTGTAGCTCTCGGCCCCGCGCACCACCGTCAGGGTCGCCGTGCCCTGCCCACCAGTGATCCTGACCAACTCGAACGGACCGTTGACCGGATCCTGGCACAGCACGGCGCGATACTGGCCCGACGACGGCCAGCTACCCGCATCACCCGTCTGGATGGTGAGGCTCGTCGCGGCGGCGGTTATAGCTCCGTTGAGCGTGCTCTGTAGCCCGTTACCGGGCAGCACCTCCATGACCATGCGTCACCACCAACGGAACCAGTAGTGGCCCGCGTCGAACATCAGGTCGAAGAAGAACTTCAGGATCAGGAACAGCAGGATGAGACGGACGAGAAGGATCACGCCTCCGTAACTTTGAGCGCACCCGCCGCGAACGAGGCTGTCGCACCCGAGCCAACGGTCGTGGCCGAGCCGAACGTGCCCCAGTACAGCAGCGTGCCGACCGTCGCCGTGTCATAGATGCCGTAGCCCGTCGCCGCCGTCCAGCCTGCCGAGGCCGTGGGGAACGAGATCTGGTTGGCGTTGGTCTTCCACACGCCCGTGGCGTCGGTGGTCGTCGCGCTCCAGGCGGCTGCAGCGTTGGCCGCGTCGATGGTCGCCCGCGTGTAGCCCGATCCCGAAAGCTCCGTAAACGTGCCGTTGTCAGCCGTCGCCGTGGTGCTAAACAGCGCCGCATAGCAGCCCGCCGGAGCCGTGTACGCCGCTTTGCCCAGGACGTACTGGAGGATGTTCGAGTCGGTCGTGGAACCGCGTCCTGATGTCGCCATCGCTCAGGCCCCCGTCGTGGCTGGTGCTGGCACGTCCTCGGGATTGCCGAGCCGCACGCGACCGGTCGCGTTGCCAGCGGAGTCGAGTTCCGCAACGTAGTGCATGCCGCGCACGCGCACGAACGAGCCGTCCGCTGGCGGGCCGTCACCCGATACCCACTCGGGATGCCGCGCACTGAACACACCGCGTACCGCCTGGAGATCCAGTTCGAGCGGCTTGCCTGGCGCTGGTCGGCCCTCGCTATCGAGTTGCGAGTAGTCCTCGGCCACCAGATAGATGGGGTGGCGTCTGACCTGGCGTCCTGGCTCGGCCGGGTGCGGGTCGAGGTCGTGAGAATTCGCAGCGATTGCGACTTCGATCTGCTGCAGGTTGCAGTCGTGGCAGTTTATGACCGCCGACCACTGATCTTCGGTGCTGCTGGCATCACCCGTTGGGGGTGGGCTGCTCGACAAGGGCTGGTCCGTCATGGCGTTACTTTGCTCCTCTCTTGGACGCAGTGCAACTGGCCTGCTCCAAGGTGAAATCGTTGCCGAAAACGTGCGAGTTCATGCAAAATAGACGAAAGGAGTTGAAATCTCACCTATGCCGCGACCCATGAAGCCACTCAAGCCTGTGTGCCAGACGTGCAAAGCCGTGCTACCGCATGCGCTTGCATGTCGCCACGGCCAGCTACTGTGTCTGTCCTGCTGCAAGCACACCCACGCGCCGGTCGCCGCACAGACCGCCAAGCGTCAGCCAGTCCTCGTCTGAGTGAAGCGGCGACCCTGCTCGGTCGCGTGCGGGGATAGCGCCTCGCCCAGTTCCGCCGCGTAGCTCTTTTGCTGCGCCGGCGGGACTTTCCCGGCTGCCCCCTGGTTGTGCTTGGCCCACGCGCTCGCGTGGTCGGCGTCGTTACTGTTGGCCGCATCCTGCTGGTCGCTGCCCATCTCGCCCGTGCCGGGCAGCTTGCCGAAGTTCTTCGGCGGCGGCGCTTCTTTGTTCTCGGACAGTCGCTTGTCCTTGTCCGTCCCCGGGTTGGGCTTGCCGCCCTTCTGCTCGTCCATCACTTCACCCTGCACACGTTGCAATCGAGCGGCTCGTCGGTGAACTGCTTCATCCACGCTTCCGTCCAGCCGCCGTAGGGCCGGAAGCCCACGTTGACATCAGCCTTGCGGTCGTAGTTGCTGTCCCACAGCCGCCGCTCTGACCACCAGTCGTAGTCCGACCAGCCAAGCTGATCGAAGATCCACTTGCCCGTGTAGAAGGGTGAGTCGGGCACGATCTCGTCGCAGCGCAGCAGATCCGCGTCCACGTCGTCGGGCGTGAGGCCCATCTCCTCGACATCCAGTGCCACGAACACGATGTCGTCGGTGAAACGCTCGATCAGGTCCAGCCGACGCTGGAAGCGACCCCGGTCCATCGAGTCGCCCGAGGAGCACCACACGTACGACGAGATCGCCCAGTTGTGGTCGAGGCCCGCCTGGAGTTGCTGAGCCGTGTAGCTGTAGCCATCCAGCCCGACCACCGCCTGGACGATCAGCCCGCTGTAGCCGAGCGCGCCCCAGTGCTCGAAGAAGTCGTCGCCCAGGACGCGCTGGTAGTTGGATACGTCCAGAGACAACTCAGGCCACACGTCCTTGGGAAAGACGAGTGGCCCGGTGGGTGCCCATCGGCGGATGAGTCCCGCGCCGCTGATGCTCACGCGCCTCAGCTTAGCGCACGCCGATGATCCGTTACCGGTACGTTCCCTGATTGGTCCCTGATTGGTTCTTGCGTCGTTACGTCTTGCGTCGTAGCGTGATTGGTGTGAAAGGAGTCCTGATGGCAAAAGCCTTCACCTACACGAATATGTCCCTTGAGGACACGCTCTCGGAATGCCGCTCTGGTGGCGAGGACGTGCTCGTCGGTTACCAGGGCGGCGCGGCGGGCATGAAGCGTGACGCCCGCAACTTCCGCGACCCCGACACCGGCGAGCGCGGCGTCACCGTCCCCGAGTACCTGGCGATGCGCACCCGCTTCAAGGTCCATCGCAAGAACGGCGACGGCGACCTGACGCTGATCGGGCCACCCGTGGCCGCGAATTGGATGAAGGCGGCGGACTTCATCAAGATGGCCGAACCCGAGCCGGCCCTCCCTGCCGCCACAACGTAAACGCCGAAGCCCGGACCAGTGGTCCGGGCTTCTCTTGTGTCTAGCGCAGGCCGATGATCCGCGAGCACCTCGGCCAAGCGCCCCATCCCTGTGACGCCTGCCCCGCTATGGCGACGGTGATCTGCTGGTTCGGACTTGCCAGGTCGGGCCTGGCAGCGAAGGCTTTACCACCGTAACGTGCCCAAAATGTGAGATCCTCTTGGAGTCCGCCGTAGTAGCCATTGCCCGTATTCGTTGCCCAGTTTCCGGAAGATTCGCAGGCAGCGAGACGAGTCCAGACGCTACTCGGCGGTCCCGTTTGTGGGGGAGTCGCCGCCTGAGCGGAAGACGCCACAGCCTGCTGGCCCTGCGGAATTTCGAGTCGCCAGGTCCGCCAGCCATCGGTAAACGATGGTTGCTCGCCTTTGCGCCACACGGCCAGCCCGGTCGTTGTTCGCTGCACAGCGTCGGCATCCTCATTCTGATGCTCGACTTCGACCGGGGTGCCCATGATGTCCCCGATCTGGCTATGCAGTTGCTCAAACCCTTCCGCGAAGTCTGGCCCGCGCGCCGCTGGTAGGATAGTCATCTCGTCTGCAGACACCCCGCCCCCGGGGTTCAGCGTCTGCGCGACGAGTAACAAACTCGCCAGTACGTGCAACGGTCTGCAACCACCCTACCGGCCCCGGCCTATCGACTGTCAACCCTGTCCTGCGAAAATGAGACGGTGAAGACGTTTGTAGTGCGGTATCCAGAGTGGTTCATGGGTAACGCCGAGACGCCCGAAGAAGTCGTGCTGTACGCCATCGCGCGCGCCAACCTGCACGCCGAGACGTACATCGTGTACGACCACGACCTGAACCGCTTCGAGGTGCCCCACCCTGAGCGGCCATCCGAACCACCAGCCGTGGGCTGACCATCCGACCAACGGCGGTCCTGGCTGCATCTCGTGCGCGCTGTTTGTGTTAGTAGTTTGCGTCGTGCTCGTGATCTGCGCCGGCGGGATCATCATGGCGGTGCGCACGGGCCTATGATGGTCGCGCAGGACCAGTCCCCTTCCCCCTCCTGTGCGCCGGACGGCTTATGCCTCCAACTCCCCGGGCCGTCTGGCGCTACGCCTCCGAGCCAACTGGCGGCGGCAAGCGCAACTGGCGCGAGCGTCGGGGCAGACGATGCGGGTCGTCCTCGGAGACGCCCTCGAAGAACTCGCGTAGGGCACTACGCCCGGCACCGTGCAGCGAGCCATTGCAGCGACACTTGCAGCGCGGGTGCTTGCCCTGCTCGCAGCGCGTGACCTGAGTCGAGGTCAGCGCTCTCACGTCCGATGCCTGACCATCTGGTGCTGCTCGCCATCCTTGTCGTGGTGGTCCTGGCCGTGGCCGTTGCGCTCTGGTACTGGCGTGGCGACGACTGGCACTAGCGGCTTCAGTGGTCTGCCCTTCCGAAAACGCCGCACCCGCTTGGTTCGTTTTGGGGCTGAAGGCTCATCTGTCATGCGATAATGGGCATGCTAACGCACAGGCACGAAGGGATTCGAGGATGAACGGATGGCTACTACTCCTCGGTGCCTGGGTCACGGGCGGGGCGCTCGTGGCGTGGGGCTTCTGCCGATTCAAACAGTACGAACGCTGGAAGGACGAACAAGAACGTGAGCTTCAACATCGACGCGGATATTGCGAATGCTGACTGGGCCAAGCGCACCTGGGACATCTACACGCCGGACGGCCAGGTGGTCACCTCACTGGTGCAGTTGAAGTCGGTCTTCCCGGCGTACTCGGACGCCGAACTCAAGCACTTCCTCGATCTGCCCGTGGCCGAGAACATGCCCGCGCAGTTGAAGGGTGAGCTTCAGCGACTCTAGGTGGTCGAGGGCTGCGGAGGCTATCGAACTTCCTTCGCTCGCGCAGCCGGTCATGGGGCGGGGGGTTAGCCACCATGACGCTTTACATGGAAAGGTGCAGCGATCCTTTGTGTCTATGACACATGGAACACTGCACCGTTTGCGGCCATCCGCTGGATGCGCACGAACCCGACAACGACGGCTTCGCCTGCACCGTCCCGTACTTCGACCCGCTCACCGACGAGGTGAGCTTCTGCACGTGCTCGCGGACGTGCTGCCTGCCCGAGCGCTGCCCGCACTGCCCTGAGTACCAGGGCCGCGCCGTGGGGTGGGGCGGCGGCAATCCCCGCCACATCTGCTGTCTGTGCCTGGATCTACCCGAGGAGATCCTCGCCGCCAACCCGTAGCTGGAAGCGGCGGATCTGCGCCAGTCGGTGCTCCGAGAACCGATAACCGGTTATCGTTTTGGTCGCGAGCGCACTTCTGGCTTCGGGCGAGATCGGGTAGCCGTACTGGTCGGCCTTGCCGATCACCGCCTTGCCGAGCGCGGGGAACTTGTCGGCCATGAAGCTCGGTTCGTCGTGCAGCACCGAGTACGCCTCCGCGACGATCTCGCCCGGCGTGGTCTGGCCGTTGACGCCCCATATCTCGCCGTTTTTGCCCTTCGCGCCCATCGCCCCCTGGTCGGCCAGGTCGAACGCCGAGCCGTCCTTGAGCATCTCGTCGGACAGACCGTGGCCGATCTCGTGGTGGATTACCGCCTCCCGCTGGCGATTATCCAGATCGAAAAATTCTGAACCGAGGGTGATGTCGCTGCCGCCGCCGCGCCCGTGCTGGCCCTCGTGCCCCAGGCCGGCGTCGTACTTGAAGCCTTTGGGCGGATGGTCCTTGAAGTCCTGCTCGGACATGGCCGCGACCTTCTTCGGGTCGGCGTAGGTCGCCTGCACGCTGCCGCCGCCACCACCTACGGTCCAGCGACCCGACTCGTCGCGGGCCTGGTCCTCGCGAAACTTCAGCACGCGCGCCAGCAGCGGGTCCATCGCGACCCACTGGCCCGGCCCCTGGACGGCGAGCACCTTCAGGATGGCTTCGAGCATCTTGGCTGTGCCCGCTTTCTGCGCGATGCCCATTGCCGTGGTGTACTCGCGCGAGGTGTCCAGAATCGTGCCGATGTCGGCGTCCACGCGCTGCACCGGCAGATCGAACTTGGTCTTGCCCGCTCTGAGGTTCGCCAGCACCGTCGCCGCCCACTGGTGGTGGCCGTCCACCACGTAGTCGTCCTTGCTAACAAAGATCGGCCGGATGTTGAGCTTGCCCTGCTCCAGGGCGTCGGCCATGCCCGCGACCTGGGGGCCGACCAGATCCATCTGAGTCGCCCGCAAGCTCTCGGCCGGCACGCGACCGTCCGTCACCTTGAAGCCCTGGTGCTCCAGTTCGTCGCGGAACGCCTCGCCTAAATTGACCGAGCCGCGCGAGTTCTTGGGGTACTTCGACTCGTCGTCGGCTGGACTGCCCTTGGTCGGCGGGCCGGATAGTTGCGGCATCTGCACGCGCGGGATGCCCAGGGACTGCTGCGTAAAGAGGTTGGTGCCCGGCACGGTCACCAGGCCCAGGTCGTACGTCGGGGCCTTCTCACCCTTGGCGACGGCATCCTCAGCCATGTCCCCGAGCTTGTCGGTCAACGTCACCACCTGGCGGGCCTGGTCCAGGCGCACGTGGTGCCCGGCATGGATCTCGCGTACCGCGTGGTCGAGGTCGCCATCGACGTAGATCGGATGCGCCATCGAGCCATCCGCGTTCGGGTCACCGCCGGTGTGCGGCACCTGAGCGACAGCGTTGTGCGCGGCGTCACTGTGATCGGGTGGTGGCGACGACGATGGGGTCGTCGCACCCCCTCCCCCGCCAGACGAGAACTCGCCGCGCTCGTTGCGCGGATGCTGCGATTCGTCCCACTCCTTGAACTCGACGCGCTCCAGTACCGCGCGCATGGCCTGGATCTCGCGGGTTAGCTCGGCGCGGTCCATGCGGGATCTCCGTCCTCGAACTGGATGCCGTGGTCGCCCGGGTACGTCTGGCGATGCTCGATCTTGGACTGCCAGATCTCGTCGGGGATGCCGTGCGTAAACGCCTCGCAGCGCATGAACGCCTTGGGTGGCGGCGCTTCGAGGTGGATGCAGTGCAGGCAGATGGCTGGTGGGAACTTCACTCGTCGCTGGCCCGTGGCGCTTTTCCAAACACCTTTTTCATCACGTCACCCGCCGCTTTCGCGACCGGGTGCTCTGAGCCGAGATAGTACGCCGAGAACGCCTCGGCCCACGCCTCGTCGCGAGATCGCTGCGCGTAGCGCGAGAAGTCACCCACGTTCTCGGGAGCCAGCGTCTTGGACAGGAAGAAGAAGCTGTTGAACGCCATGCGCTGATCCTCGGTGAAGGCGTCTCTGTTGTCCTGAATGGCGTTAGCGACCGCGTGGCCGAACTCGTGCACCGCCGTCGAGCCGGGGATCTTCGACTCGGGGTACGAGAAGCCCGTGTCCGCGCCGTCGCGCTCGTACTTCTCGGCGGGCAGCGGGTCGTTGGGCTGGTAGCCCGAGCCGAAGTGGATGGCCGAATAGCCGAACTCGTTGCTGCTGGTCGCCATGATCGCCTGCGGGTTCTCGCGCATGTAGTCCTTCATGTCCTTGGTGCGCGGCTGGCCGACCTGAAGCAGCATCTTGCCGACCTCGGGGTACTGGTTGGAGAGCTTGCCCAGGAACTGCGAGACGGGCACGAGTTGGCGCTTCAGATAACTGTCGTAGTCCACCCGTGCGCGCGGGTTCGGCAGCGTGCCCTTGAGTGCCTTGGCGATCTGTGCCTGACTCCACTTGGTAGCGTCGTTCTGGCCGTACGGACTCTCTGGCCCGAGCGCAGCGGGCGGGTTCTTGAGTGGCGCGTCGAGCGCCGCGAACTTGGGCTTCGGAGCGCCGCCGCCGCCGCCTGAAGTCCAGCGACCACTGTCGTCGCGCGGCTGATCCGGGTCGTACGCCTTCGTCTCTAGATCTGCCCAGGTCGTCTTGGTCTGGAACAGCGCTGCGCCATTGGGAGGTGGCCCACCGCCGCGCCGCTTGCTGTACGCCTGGGCGCTGACTTCATCCTTGCCGCCCAGGAGCACGACCTCCTTCTCAGGTTTGCAGCCGAAGCCGCTGTTCATAGTTGAGAGGATGCGACTGGCCGGTACCTTCGCGGCCATCATCGCGCCCTCGTGCTCACCCGCAAAATTCGCGGCCTGCTTGAACGAGTAGGACCACGACGACGCCGGCTGCTGTGCCGTTTGCACCACGGCAGGCTTGCCGTTGAACTTCATCCCCGTCTCACGCTGTAACGCCGCCACGGTTTTGCCAGCGCTGAAGTTCAAACCTCGGTACACGGTCATCTCGGTGATGCCTTTTGCAGCCAGGTCCGCCTGGGTGTTGTCGTACATGGCGCGAGCAAACGCTCGGTAGGCGGCACCATTCTGCTGGTACTCCTGCTCGACCCTCGCCTGGGCGTCACGTCCCTGGTAGGCAACACGAGCATCGAGGTGCTCGGTGGTCGCGTCCTCCAGGCCGAACTCGTCCTTGATGGCCTGCTGCATAGCGATGGCTCGGACGTTGGTGTCGCCCGAGGTTTCCGCCCACCCGTGAACAAGCCTGGCAGTTTGGTTCACACGGTCCACGTCGTCCATTTGGCGTGACGGCAGGCCAGCACGACTGGCACGGCCCTCATCGAGGAGCCGCTGCACGTACTCGTTGAATGGGGCACTGTCCTTGAGACGGTTGCCTAGTTCCCACGAGATGCGCTCCTTGTATTCGTCGCGACTGGACCTGGGATTGAACAGCGCCTTGTTCGCCGCCTGCTCGTCGGCCCTGGCCGCATTGACTGCCGTGCGGCCCATGCCGAGCGGGTCGTCGGGCGCGGAGGGCGCACCAGTAGCTTCCCATCGCCCGCGCTCGTCACGCGCCTGGTTGGGGTCGTACTCCTTCAGTTCGAGCAGCGCCCAGGTCTTGTGCGAGGGCAGCGCGCTCGGCAGCGGCGGACCGTCGTAGGCGTGGTAGGCATCCATCACGTCCTGGCTGTAGGTCTTGCCGTTGAGCATCCCGGTGTACGTCTCGGCCACGAACTCGGCTGGCTCGGTCGCCGCGTAGCGCGAGACTTGTGCGGCAGCGGCCCGGTGCGCCGGGTTCGCCCACGGCTCGTGTGCGTCGTGCTCCTTGCCCAGGCTCTCCTCGTGCACCGCGTGCTGCAAGTGCGCCAACTCGTGGGTCATCACATGCGCGGGGTCACTATCCGACCAGGCGTGCGAGTTGGCCTGATCCTGGGCGGTCGCCTTCGCGTTCGACCAGTCGCCGTTGCGGTTGACCGCCAGGTAGTCGCCGCCACGGTTGTAGCTCGCCAGCGTGTCGCGGTCGGCCATCGACTCGACGGCCACGCTCTTGGGCATGACCATCGACGGGTTCTTCTCGGTGATGTCGAACAGTTGCCGGTTGGCCTCGTTCGCAATGGGCAGATCGCCTTGCTCCTCGAAGTGCGGGTACTTGATGCCAAGGCCCCTGGTGAACTGCGCGGCGTCCTCCAGCGACTTCGCCGGAGCGAACGCGGTTGGGCGCGGGATGACCTCCGGCTCGGGCGGCTTGTAGTCGGGCGGCAGGATGCTGCCCTTGACGTGGATCACGTCCGGGTTGATGTCGGGAGCCTCGCTGACGAGGATCTTGTCTCCTGGCTGGACGTTGCCCGGCACGTCGTACACCACACGGACGCTGATACCCGGGATGGCGGCGGATTGCGCTGCGGTGTGGCGCTCGGCCTCCTCGGGCGTGCCGAACGCCTTCGCGCCGCTCGGGATGGTGTGGACCGAGCCTTTGTCGAGCAGCATCACCGCCGACAGCGCGTGCGGATCGCTCAGCGGGATCGCTTGGCCCAGGTGCGTCCATCGCCCCCGCTCGTCGCGCGGCTGGCTCTCGTCGTACGCCTTCGTGAACCAGTGCCGCAGGGAGGCAACCAGTTGCAGGGCGAGCTTGGTGTGGAAGATCTCGCTGGCCCCGTGCGGCGCGCCGGTTGGCGTGTTGCCCCAGGCTTGCGCCGCCACCACGTCGTCGGTGCTGCCGAGCACGACAACCTCGTCCTCGTTCTTGCAGCCGATGCCGGTCTTGAGCGTGCTCAGGATGCGAGACGCGGGCACCGTCGCGGCCATCAACGCCCCAGGGATGTTGCGCCCGCCCGAGAATTTGTACGCCTGACGGAAGCTGTACGCCCAGGATGACGCGGGCTGATTGCCGACCGTCACCTGATGCGGGTTGCTATCGGGCTTGAAGCCCGCCTGCCGCACCATGTCCGCGTCACGGAATCTGACGCCGCGATACAGGGTCATCTCCTTGATCCCGTCGCGCGCCAGTTCCTCCTGGGTGTTGTCGTACATAGCACGCGCGAACGCGCGATACGCCTCGCCGTTCTGTGCGTACACCCTCGCGACGTTGGGGGAGTCCATCGGCATGTGCTCGGTGCGCGCCTTCAGCCCGAACTCCTCGTTGATCGCCTTCTGCATCGCCACCGCGTTGATGTTGCCGTCGCCCGACGTGCCAGCCCACATCGCGACCAGGCTGTTGACCGCGTGGTGCTGGCGTGTCTCGCCGGGCTTCAGCAGCGCCGTGGACAGGCTCATGGCGTACTTGCGGAACGCGGGATTGTTCGCCAGTCGCCCCGAGAGGTTCCGCACGATGTCGCCCTTGAAGTAGTTCGGGTTCAGGTTGTCGTTGTTGAGCGCCTGCTCAGCCGCCTGCTCGCGCGACTGGGCCTCGGCCTGACCCCACTCCTTGGGCGGCGCGGACATGGCGTTGCCGCCCACCGTCGTCCAGCGTCCATACTCGTCGCGCGGCTGGTTCTCATCGAATGCCTTGAGTTCGAGCCAGCGCACAGCGGTCTTGGTGTTCACCACATCCTCGGGGAAGCTCGGCGGGCCGTTACCGTTGGCTGACCAACTGAACGCGGCCACGTCGTCCTTGCCGCCCAGGACCACGACCTCCTTCTCGTCTTTGCACCCGAAGCCGGTCTTCATGGTCGAGAGGATTCGCGAGGCGGGTACCGTCGCCGCGATGACCGCGCCGTGCGTATCCGAGCCGCCCGCGAAGCCGGAGGCCACGTCGAAGCTGTACGCCCAGGACGACGCGGGCTGCTCGTTCACCGTCGCCGGGTGCGACTTGTCGTCGTACTCGAAGCCCATCGGCGGGTTGTCAGGCCCGAACTGGAGGCCACGGTACAGCGTCATCTCGCTGATGCCCTGGCGCGCCAGTTCCTCCTGGGTGTTCTGATACATCGCCCGCGCGAACGCGCGCAGGCCCGGCCCCTGCTCCCTGTACTCCTTGCGCGCCTCGAACTTCAGGTCCGCTGCGCTCTTGTCCCACGATGGTCCGCTGAGCAGATGGTCCATGCGGGCGTCGTTCAGGTGGAACTCGTCGCGTATGGCCTGCTGCATGATGACCGACTGGACGTTGTTGTCACCCGAGCTATTGGCCCACTGCGCGATCAACCCCGACGCCGTGTCTACGGGGCTGGAGGTGCCAAAGCGCTTCTCGCCGTCAGCCAGGTACTTCTCCCAGTCGGGGTTGCCCTGCAGCCGATACGCGAGATCCTTGCTCAGGCGCTCCTTGTACTCCGAGGCCGAGTGGGAATCGAACTGGCTGTCGATGGCCGCATCCGCGACGTTCTCGCGTCCGATGAGCGTGGAGCCTGACTCCTTGGCTGGAGCCTTGAGCGCATCCTCCTCGGCGTTGCCCTCAGCGGTCCAGCGGCCGGCGGCATCGCGCGCCTGGTTCGGGTCGTAGTCCTTTGTCTCCAGGGATCTCCAGGCGGTCTTGACGTTGAACAGTCCCTCGGGACTGAGCGGGCGTCCGGAGAGCTTGCTCCAGGCTTGTGCGGCGACCTGATCGTTACCGCCCAGGACCACCACTTCGTGTTCCCGCTCGCACCCGATACCCGAGTTCAAGGTGCTCAGGATGCGACTGGCGGGCACCGTTGCCGCCAGCATCGCGCCCCGCGAGTCGAAGTGACCATGCAGCGCACTCGCGGCCTGCGTCACGACGCCAGCGATGGTCGCGCTCCCAAAATCGTAGGACCACGATGAGGCGGGCTGCTGGCTGACCGTCGTCGCGTGGGGTTCACCGTCGAACGTCAGGCCAGGGGGAGTCTGAGAGCCGAAGCTCATGCCGCGATACAGGGTCATCTCCTTGATGCCCTTTGAAGCGAGGTCGGCCTGAGTGTTGTCGTACATCGCCCGCGCAAACGCGCGGTAGGCCGCACCGTTGGCCTCGTAGTCGGGTCGCGCCCCTTCAATGCCCAGGTGATCCGTCACGGCGTCCTTCAGTCCGAACTCGTCGCGGATCGCCATCTGCATTGCCACGGCCTGCGGTCGGTTGTCACCCGAGGACTGCGCCCACAACTGGACCAGCGACGACGCCGCCGTCTCGGACTGAGTGGGCACGTGCGCCCTGAGCACGTCGTACATCACCACCCTGGGCGGAACGGGATGCGCTCGCGTCAGGTACTCCTTCCAGGCGGGGTTGTCCTCAAGTCGGTCGCTGAGTTCCTTGGCGATGCGGACTTTTTCCTCGGGCCGCGAGGTCGAGTGGTCGTTGAGCGCACGGTCGGCTTCGTCCCGCCGCGCGTGCGCCACGATTTGCTCCTTGGACCAACCAGGCTTGCCGAAGGCTTCGATGGCCGAGGCTGTGGGTGCGCCGGTCGCCGCCCACCGTCCGCGCTCGTCGCGCGCCTGGTCCGGGTCGTACGCCTTGAAATCAAGCGATAACCCGTTATCGGCCCAGGTCTTGGTGTGGACCAGATCGCCCGGCTCGGACGGCGGGAAGCCGTGGTTGGCGTACCAGGCCCACGAGTTGACTTCATCCTTGCCACCCAGGACCACGACCTCCTTCTCGTCCTTGCAACCCCACCCCGAGTCCATCGTGCTCAAGATCCGTGAGGCGGGCACGGTCGCGGCGAGCATCGCGCCGGTACCGCTCTCGGTCGGCGCGAAGCCGCTGGCCTGGTGGTAGCTGTAGGACCACGACGAGGCGGGCTGCTCGACGGTGGTGACCGCGTGCTCGCGGCCGTCGAAGATCAGACCCGTCTTCGGATCCGGGATGGTGGGGTGCGGCGTCACGCCGCCGACGCCGGTATCGAAGCTCATACCGCGATACAGGGTCATCTCGGTAATGCCTTTTGCAGCCAGGTCCGCCTGGGTGTTTTCATACATCGCCCGCGCGAAATCGCGGTACGCCTCGCCCCTGATGGCGTACTCCTGGCGCATCTCCTCCTTCAGGCTGGCCGCGCTCGTTCCACTCGATTCCCAGGACTGGCCGCTGAGCAGATGGTCAGTCGTCGCGTCTTTCAGCCCGAACTCGTCCTTGACAGCCTGCTGCAGCGCCGCCGGAATCACGTGGTTGTCGCCTGATGAGCCGGCCCAACTCTGGATCAGGTTGGACGCAGCCCAGGCACGCTCGGCAGCGACACTCCTGGCAGGCGCTTCCATCGGCTCGCTGCCCGACCAGTTCTGGTACGGGTGCTCGCGGAACGCCTCGGCCTGAGAGTGCGCGTAGTCGTTGAAGGCGGCACTGCCCTCCAGTCGATCCCCGATCTCCTGGGAGATGCGCGCCTTGTACTCCTGCTTGGAGGCGCTCATGTCGTTGATCGCCTCGTCCACTTGGTTGTGCGCCGTCTCCGCTGCCGCCGTGCCCGCCGCCGGACTGCCCGGGAAGTACGAGCCTTCTTCGGGGTTCGGCAGGCTCGGCGTGCCGGTCGCCGCCCACCGTCCGCGCTCGTCACGCGGCTGGCTCGGGTCGTAGTCCTTGCGCTCCAGGGGGAGCCATACTGTCTTGACGCTCAACAGCGGCCCGGTGCTCTTGGGTGGACCGGCACCACCCGCGTCCCACGCCTGGGCAGTCACTTCATCTTTGCCGCCGAGCAACACCACCTCGCGCTCGGGCTTGCAACCAAAGCCCGAGTTCATGGTTGAGAGGATGCGACTGGCGGGGACGGTCGCCGCCATGACCGCACCCGGGTAGCTGCTGCCAGCTTCGGACGAGAACGTCGTGGCCTGGGAATAGGCGTACGCCCAGGACGAGGCCGGCTGCTGCACCACCGTGGTGCGGTGCGGCTCGCCATCCCCCTGCAGGCCGGCTGGCAACTCGGCATCGCGGGCGAAGTGCATCCCGCGATAGATGGTCATCTCCTTGATGCCCTTCGCCGCCAGGTCTGCCTGGGTGTTGTCGTACATCGCTCGCACGAACGCGCGGTAGCCATCCCCGAACGTGCCACCCGAGAGGCCGGTGGACTGGTTCGAGAAGTCACTGGCTCGACTGAGGTCCGTCCGGCCCACGTGGTCCATCGTCGCGTCCTTCAGGCCGAACTCGTCCTTGATGGCCTGCTGCATGGCGACCGAGGCGCTGCTGGAGTCCATCGAGGTGTTGGCCCATCCCTCGATCAGTTGGCTGACCAACTTCTCCGACGCCGCCGGACCGGTCGATGCGCCCACGTAGTCGCGGAACTTGACCCACCGTGGATCTTTGTTGGCGCGGACGGCGATCTCCTTGGCGATGCGCGCCTTGTACGCCTCGCGTGTGGCACTCTGGTCGTTGAGCGCGGCCTCGGTCGCTTTGAGCATCGCCTGCCCGGAGTCCTTGCCCGTGTCAGGCGCGCGAGTCACGTCGCCCGCGCCCACCGTCCAGCGACCGGATTCGTCGCGCGGTTCGCTCTCGTCGTACGCCTTGAATTGTCCAGCGCGTTGGACAGTTTTTCTGCGCGGGTTGTACTTGGCTCCTGGGCGCGACAGCATGCCCGCGATTCGCGGACCGTCGCCTTTGCCGAAGAAGTTGCCCGCGCCCGTCCACGAGTTCACCGTGTCCTGTCCGCCGAGCACGACGATCTCGTTCTCGTCCTTGCAGCCCATGCCGCTTTTCATCGTGCTCAGGATGCGTTCGGCCGGCACCGTCGCGGCCATGACCGTGCCCACGACGCCGCCCGAGAAGGCACGCGCCACGTCCGGGTTGTAGGACCACGACGACGCGGGCTGCTGAGTGACCGTCAGCGTCTCGGTGGCGGGCACGTCCTGATTCAGGCCGAAGCCTGCGGCGTGGGCGTCAGACGAGCGATCCCAGGACATGCCGCGATACAGCGTCATCTCCGAGATCCCCTGGGCCTTCAGTTCAGCCTGAGTGTTGTCGTACATCGCCCTGGCGAACGCGCGATACGCCTCGCCGTTTTTGGCGTAGTCCCGCTCGGCCTGCTCCATCGTGCCTGCCAGGTCTTCGCTCAGGAAGTGCTCGGTGCTGGCGTTGGTCAGCCCGAACTCGCGCTGCACGGCGAGTTGCATCGCCACTGCCTGGCGGTCGCCGTCACCCGAGGTGCCCGCCCACTGGTTGACGAGGATGCTGACGCCGGTCTTCAGCGGGTCGGCCTCGCGGTCCCACATCGGCTTGAGCATCGGGTTGTGACGACCCGTCGCGACCATCTCTTTGAAGGCCGCGTTGTCGCGCAGCCGCGTGGCGATCTCGTCGGTAATGCGCGCCTTGTACTCCTCGGCCTTGGCGTTGGGATCGTTGAGCTTGGCGTCGGCCTCCGCGACACGCTCATTGACGCGCTCCTCGCTGGCGCGCTTGGGCTGCGCCGTACCACCGCCCGAGTCCGTCCAGCGCCCACCTTCGTCGCGCGGCTGAGACGGATCGAAGTCCTTCTTCACCCACACGCCGCTGCGATTTTCCAGAAAGCTAAATTTTCGGAGCTTGGTGGTCGGCCGCTGCTCCTCGGCCGCGAGGTCCGCCCAAATCTTGTCGAGGATGGCCTCGTCCTCGGGCGTGGTGTCGTACGGCGAGCCGACGCTCACGCGCTCAGGCCCTTGGCCTTGAGGTACGCGGCCATCACCTGGCGACCCTGGGAAGTCGGGTCAGTGTCCATCGTCATGCCCGTTGGTCCGCCGTGCTCCTTCCAGAACGCCGCGCCGCCGGGCATCTTCATCAGGTTGCTGAGCGTGCCCGCGCCCTTGTACTGGGCCGGCCAGGTGGGGCGGAAGCCGACCGGAGCGTCGAAGCCGATGCGCGCCCAGGTGTAGTAGCCGTTTTCCTCGGGGTGGAACTCCTTGGAGCCGACGCCGGTGAGTTGGACCTTGGGCAGGCCAGCCTGGTGCGCTGCCTCGACCGCCCGCGCCATGACCTGCACGCCCTTGCCGGATCCGCGCGCCTCGGGCTTCAGGTAGATCTGTTCGTAGTGCAGGTACGGGCCGTTCGGCGCACCGTAGGTGCCGTCGCCGTTGTAGATCATGGCGACGGCCTGGTCTTCGATGTCGGGGTGCTCCGCGACGATGGCTACGCCTGGACCGTGCATCTGGTCATCCCAGTTGACGACCTTGATCTTGGCCCCGTTCGGAGCACCGACCAGTCCCGCGATCTGGTGGTCCGAGAGATCCCTACCCAGGAGCTTCTGCACGCGCGCGTGCACATCCTTGGCGACTTCGAGCGGACCGCTGCTGCCACCAGCAGTCCAGCGACCACCCTCATCTCGCTCCTCGGTTTCCCACGCTGCCTTGCGGTTTTGATCCGGCCGAAATAACAAACGCCGGGTAGGGACAATCTCCCCTACCTCGGCGCTAACGACCCGCCGCAGGGTCGCCTCCATGTCCAGCAGTGCGGCTCTTGGCTCAGCCATAGCGCGGCACGTACTCCTCGACTACCAGCCAGTTGCCGCCGCACGCCGGACAGTGCAGTGGGAGCGGGCGTTGCTCGGGTGCCTCGCGTCCGCACATGAAGCAGCGGTACTCGCGCACGAGGTCTTTGTCCAGCCGGCGGCGTACCGCAGGCACGAGGAAATCGTCGTCCTCCAGAGTCTTGCGGGGCCGGGGCACGGCTCCAGTGTAGCCCTGCGGTCAATCTCAGAGCATGCGCTAATGCTTGCGAACACGTGCGAGATTTTGTACACTCTATTCGGAAGGAGAAGTGATGACCACCACCACCGCCCGCGCCTCAGCCCCTCGGCCCGAGGGCGGGATCACGATCCCTGAGTACGCCCCAGGGATGGAGAAGGACCAGTACGGCAAGCCGCTCGTCGTGGCCTGGAACCAGTCCTACGTCGGGGCCGTGCTCATGACCTACGAACGCAACGGCTACGACGACTCGGACTTCTTCGCCATCGTTTACGACGAGGCGACCGACTCGCTCAAGCACGTCGAATACGCCAGCACCCGTGGTTACACCTACGACTGCGGAGCGCGCGTGGACGCGACCGAGGAAGTCAAGGCCAAGGCCCGCGAAGTCCTGCGGCGCGCGAGCTTCCGGTCGCTGACCGCTGCGGCGGCGAACGAGGCCGAAGCGCCCGAGGTCGGCAAGGCCGTCACCGTCGTCAAGGGCCGCAAGGTTCCAGTCGGGACCGCAGGCACCGTCGTCTGGAAGGGCGTGGATGCCTACAAGTCGAAGTACGGCTCGACCCACTACCGGGTGGGCGTCAAGGATGCCAGCGGCACCGTCCACTGGACCAGCGCTGACAACGTGAGGGTGGTCGATCCCCAGGACTTCATGCCCGCCTGGAGCGACCTCGAACAGCGGGCCGCGCGGTACGCCCGAGGCGACCACTGGCGGCAGTACTGAGAGGACCTAGCGCCCTCTCTTTCTTGCGCTTGTGTGCGAATGTCGGCTAAAATGCTCTTGGAAGGAGAGAGCAGGATGTTCACCCGGATGCCACCACCATCCAAAGAGGAGCGCGCGAAGTTGGCGCAGTACGTCTTGGATGAGCGCACGGCGCGCAACAAGAAGCGTGACCCGGACAAAGAGGGGTCGCGCGGCTCGACTTGCGAAGACTCGGGCATGAGCTACGGCGGGCGACCCCGCCAGCCCAAGAAGCGGCGACGGCCCGCGCAGTCGCGCTACGACAGCTACCACACGTGGAAGGGGTAACGATGTTCACCACACAGCAAGCGACCTACGTGCGCGAATTACTCGAAGACGAGGTTGACAAGCACGACCTGAACGTCTTCGGCGCAGAGCAGGACATGCAGCACAAGTACGAGCGCATCCGTGAGCGCGGCAAGCGGCGTCTGCCCGAAGCGCAGCGCAAGCTGGCCCTGGCCCAGGAGACGCTCCAGGCATTCGTGAAGGAGTACTTCCCCAAGTGAGCCACCCCGTCACCGGCGTCACCACGCCGACCTACGAAAACTTCCGACATCTGCCCACGGTGTTCTCGGTGCGCATGACCAGCGTCTGTCCGCACGGCAAGCGCTCGAACCAGTGCTGCGGCAACGCGGAGTGGCTCCAAGTAATCCACGCCGTCAACGGTGCGCTTGAAGAAGGCACGCGCCAGGAGCACGGTTTCGGCGCTCCGGTCGCGACCTACGCCTGGTGGACGGGCGGCATCTGGACCGAGGAGTACCCCGAGTTTCGGGTGCTGCTGCGGCCGGACTGGACCACCAACATCGTCGCCAAGACCGAGGCGGCGGCGGAACGACTGAAGGCGGCGGTGCGCCAGGTCACCGGTCACGAGGCTGTCGGTGCCTGATCCATTCGCGCGCTACGACATGTGGCTGCAGCAGGGCAATCCCTGGGACCAGCCCGAGCGCGAGCCAGATCGCCTGATCTGCTCCGAATGCGGCGACGAGTACTTCGATTTCAAAAACCACAAGGAGGGCGAGGCCCACTGCGTAGACGAAGACGACGGCACGGTGTACGGGAGCCTGCAGTGGGGCTACGGACCCGACGAAGACGATGGGCCGGATCCGGATGAAGCCTACGACCGGATGCGAGAAGGAGATTACTGATGGCGAGTCCACTGGTGTGGAAGGTCTACAGCGCGAGCGGCGAGCACATCGCCAGCCTGCGCGATGCCGAGGATGCTGCGGCCCTGGTCGGGCTGCACGACGACGGCAAGGTGCTCGTGGACGGGCGAATCGTCTGGCGCGAGGGCAAGGAAGAAGATCGGGCTGGCAACAGCTACGACTTCGCGGCGGGCGTCATGTACCAGCGGCGCGCCGAGCACCACCGTGCGGCCCAGGCGCGCTGGCTGAACCTGCAGCGGGCGGGGGTGCGCTGATGGCCCAACTCAGCGACAGCGAGCGCGCGGCAGTCCTGCTCGCCCTGGACTCCATCGAGACGCTTGCCAATCTGGTGCGCGACGTGCCGCCGGAGAACATGCGGCGCGTGCAAGGCGAGCTAACGAGCGCGGCCAGCGAGATCCGTAAGCAACTGGATCTCGACTCCGATGTCTGAGAGCAAGCTGCGCGACGTGGTGGAGGGCGCGATGGCGGACCTCGGGCTGGACCCCGAGGACTGCCAGGACTTCATCGAACTGCTCCAGCAGCGCTTGTCCAAAGCCATGCTAATCGAACTGGACGACGCCACGGTGTTCGTCCGTCGTCCGCCGCTGCGCAAACTGCGGTGAGCCGCCACACACACGGCGTCCTCTGGACGCTGTTCGCCGCCGTCCCAGGCGGCTTCTGCGCACTGTTCCTGATCGGCGGGCTGCTGCTCGGCTCCCTGGGCGCGAGCCTGTTCGTCGCCTTCGGCATGGCGTGCATCGCCGCACCGCTGCTGGCGAAGGCCCACGCCGCGTTCCGGGACGCACGGGAAAGCCGACTACTTGATGAGTCGCGGTCGGCCAGCGCGAGCAACACGTTGCCCCGATAACGGGGGCATGTGTAGGTCACCAGTATAGGCGTGCCCGAGCGCTTGTGCGTTTCCTCGAACCCACCCCGCGTCCGCTCCCTCAGAGAGTTCGCGACGGTTCGGGGCGCACCGCGATGTCGCTTCCCGCCTGAAACCCCGGGCGGCTCCAGTTTACACCCTTCCGAAGGTTCGCACACGTCTTAGCATTCAGTCGCTTACGAAACAACGTACACGCATGAAATGACTGACGTGTCCGATGCGTCGTGAGCGTCTAGCCCGGGCCGACGTTTCCGACGCCCTGCCGCGAATTCTAACACTTCTCTTACACATGCCAGCCTTGGATAATGTGTGTGAACCCGTGCGAGTGTGGTATAAATTAGTGTGGCCTCCGAGGGGGTCACAGAGAGGAGTCGAATGACCGACAGTCGGTTCAACCCGTACCGCTACGTCTATGACGAAGTGGCGCGGGAAACGCGGGCCATGTACGACGTGTGGTCGGGGACGGAGATCCCGCCCGACACGCGCCCCGTGGTCTTCCCTGAGACGTGCCCGGCGTGTGGCGCGGAGGCCGTGGCCCACGGCACGTTCTGGCGCAAGCCAGTCACCTACGCCTGTGGCGGCGGGTATGACTCGAAGCCACAGATCCAGAACCACCGCGACGTGTGGTGGGGACACTGCCCCGTGACGAAGGCCCAGGTTGAGGCCGAGGCCGAGGCAGCAGGCATGGTCAAGACCGAGTTCGGGGGCTACATCCCTCGCGCTCAGGCCGAGGCCGAAGGCTGGACATTGGGTAGATGGGGTTACCAGCGCCCCACGGGAGTTCGGTGACCACCATCCCCTTCGTCTTCGATGACGGCGGCCGGGAGGCCGCCGGATTCAGGGGCATCGCAGGCGACTGCGCTGTCCGAGCTATCGCCATCGCCACGGGCAAGCCGTACCGCGAGGTGTACGACGCGATCAACGCCATCGCCAGGACGACCAGGCGGCGCAAGAGCGGCAAGCGGTCGAGCGCGCGCGATGGCGTCTTTGTCGAGGACATGCACCGCTACCTGGGCGGCGTGCTCGGCTGGACCTGGCACCCGACAATGCACATCGGCTCGGGCTGCACGGTCCACGTGCGGGCTGACGAACTGCCGCCAGGTCGCCTGGTGCTCAACCTCAGTCGCCACTTCGCAGCGGTGATCGACGGCACGCTGTTCGACACCCACGACTGCTCGCGCGACGGTACGCGCTGCGTCTATGGCTACTGGCAACCACCTGGGGGCGCGTGATGCGCCCCTTCTCTGTGCGTACCACCTCCCAGGAGGAGCGCCTGGTGCGCGCTCGGGATCTGGTGGACGCCCTGGTCGTGGCCCGCGCCACCTGGCCGGAGGATGCGTTCGTCAGCGTCATCGAGGCTCCCGAGCCACCCCGCCGACGCCCTGGTTGGCAGAAGGGCCGACCGCGACCGTTCACCCACTGCGGGTGGTGCGGGCAGCGCGGCCACAACGCCAGGACATGCCCCGATTGGGACAAGGCTCACCAGCCGGTCGAGACGCTCGGTGACTGGCTGCTGCGCAACCAGCCGCAGACCCTGGAGCAGGCCATCGCCCTGGACCCGCCCGTCGAAGCGCCCAGGCCGACCAGGGTGGTCGAGCCAGATCCCGCCGATGTCGAGCGCACCCCCGATGGCGTCCGCCTGTGCGAGTGCGGCGAGCCGTCCATCAGTCAGAAGAACACCCGTGTGCGCACGTGCCAGCGCTGCCGCGACATCGAGGAGGCATCGACCCACCGAGGCGACCACGTGCGGGGTGCCCACCCGACGCCGAACACGAGCTACAAGGTCAACTTCAACCCGACCACGAGGCTGCTGCCGCAGCTTGACTCGCGCACGATCCACTCGGGTCTGGCCGAGGTCATCCGCGAGATGAACCGCCTCAAGCCGTTCACCACGATGTGAGCCGATAACCCGTTATCGCTTGCCGGCATGTGTGTGCGTCCGTGCGCTAATTCTTGCGCAGATGTGCGAACGGGTGTATTATCTAGTTGTCAGGAGAACAAGGCAGTGACCACCACCACGACGGCCTTCCCCACTTGGAAGCCTTCCCCCCGCCACGCGGCGATGATGGAAGAACCACCCACGGCCCCCAAAGCTACGGCCGAGGCCGTGACGCACGATTGGGGCTTCGGGGCCAGGGGCGCGGCCAAAGCCTGGTCGCCGCCCGAAACGCCCGCTCCACCCAAGGATTGGTGGAAACGGGATCGAGCTTTCGCCTGACGGTCTTCGGGCCGTCGTTCCCCTCGCACGAGGAGCCAGGCCGGTTGCCAGGCGCACGTCTGCAAAACGTGATTCGCGGGTTCGACTCCCGCCTCGTGCTCCGCGCGTCACCGCCCGTGAATTGTTCGGGCCTGGGCCGGAAGTCTTGCCGCCGACGCGACCACACTCAGAGAAGGAGAACCCACCACATGAAGTACCGCACGTACCGCGTCGAGCAGTCGTCACCTGGCTTTTGGGTCGTGACGGACCCGAACCAGGCCAGCGAGCCTTGCATGGGCGTCTTCGAGACGCGCGCCAAGGCCAAGGAGTTCGTGGACGAGTTGATGGCCGCTGCCGGGCGCGGCATGGCCCAGGCGATGCGCGCGATGCGCGAGCGCCGACAGGCGGGCCAGTGATGGCCTGGTACGACGTTGATCTGGTCGTGCCGCCCGAGCACAAGTTGTCCTGCACCTCCCAGGACTACACCCGCTGGTCGGCCCACTGTAGCTGCGGCTGGCGCTCCCCCTGGGTCGAGCGCGAGTCGTGGTCGCTGCTGGACTGGCGGCTGCACGTCGAGGCGCTGCTGACCAGCGCCCTGGACCAGCCCTGGAACTGGTCAGCTACCTCACCGCCCGCGTGAATTCTTGCGATCTCGTGCGTTATCCCGTACACTCTACTCGGAAGGAGATGAAGTGACCACCACCAGCAAGCGACGGACCGATGCCCACGCTCCGTCGAACTTCGTGCCCGAGAACTACACGTTTGTGGGCAGCTACGACGCCTCCCCTTCGGCCTACATGGTCGTTGAGGTTGGGCAGTTCGGCCAGAAGTACGTCAGCTACCTGCCCGGATACGAACGGGCCAAGCAATTGGAGGCGATGGTCGCGGCCTCGTCTGAGAGCCGCAGCGACGGTCGCTGTGACCACTGTGGCGCGACGATCCGCTACCGGGCAGTGATGCGGCACACGCCGACCGGCCAGGTCATACAGGTCGGTGAGACGTGCTTGGACAACCGCTTCTCGCTGGCGACCGCCGAGTTCAAGGCGATGAAAAAGGCGGCTGAGGAGGCCCGCAAAGACCAGCGCGTCAAGAAGGCCGTGGCCCTGTGGGTCGCGGAGAACCCCGAGATGGGCTGGATGGCTTCCCAGGTCGAGACTGAGGCGAAGGCCCCAGGAAACAACTTCGTCGCGGACGTGGCGCGCAAGCTGCGGGCCTACGGCTCGATCTCTGAGCGCCAGGTCGAGGCCGTCAAGCACTCGCTGGTCAAGGACGCGGAGATGGCCGCGAAGCGAGCGCGATGGGCTGCTGAGCGCGAGGCCGAGGAGTCCGCGCGAGCCGCCGAGCACGGCACGGCTCCGGTCCCACGCGGGCGGGTGACGGTCGAGGGCAAAGTCCTGACGGTCCGCGAGCCAGACCCGAACGCGCAGTTCCCCGCCTGGAAGATGCTGGTCCAAACCGACCAGGGTTGGAAGGTGTGGGGCACCGTCCCCCGCGCGCTGGACACCGTGGATCGCGGCGACCGGGTGAGCTTCGTAGCTGAGGTCCAGCCATCCGACAAAGATCCGATGTTCGGCTTCTACAGTCGGCCAATGCAGGCGCGCTTCGTGGAGCGCGCCCCGCGCGAGGGGAGCGGCAAGTAACTGGAGTTACGCTCCAGACCGTGCGATGACACGTGAGATCATTCGAGCATGAGCGCGAGCAATTGGGGATTGCGAATCCCTGGAGGAGGGTGCCTCAGACTGGCGGCGGCGAAACACGCCAAACCGCCCGCCAGTCGCCTATGGAACTGAGCTACACGGATGCGGGTCTGCGGCCTCCCCGCCCATCGAGGCCGCTCGTTGAATTCCTGTGAACGTGTGCGAGCATCGGCTATACTGTGTGTGCAAGGAGATAACAGTGACCACCACCAAGGCGTATCGACCACAGTGCAAGCAGCAGGTTCCGACCCGCCCAGGGCGGACCTACTTCCCGGTCCCGCTGTTCGCGCGCTGTTCGCGCCGAGCCGTCGCAGGCTCGCGCTACTGCAAGCAGCACCAGCCAGCATCTGAGAGGAGCCAGGCATGAGCAAGCCGCGCATCATCTACAGCCGCGTTCTCGGCGGCTGGTTCATCGTCGTCGGTCCGCACATGACGCCCATCGGCGGGCGCTACGAAACCAGGGAAGCTGCGGAGGCTGCGCTCCATGCCAAAAAGTGATCGACGCGACCGGCAGCGCGTCAAGGCTCGCTACAACCTGCCGACCAGCCGCACGTTCCTGCACACGCTCGACCGCCTCGCGGCCGAACGGGATCGGGCCAAGCGCGCCGAGGTTGCGGACCACGCCTTCGAGGGCGACGGGATGCCTGGTGCCAGCATCTGCTCGTGCGGGCGCTACCGCGAGGAGCACCTCCGATTCCGATGACCACCAGCAAGTACCGACCCACCCACTACAAGCCGGTGGCCTTCACCAACGGCACCTCGTGCGGCGTGCAGACGCGGCACGGCGTCAACTACTCGCTGCGCATGGAGAGCGTGACGTGCCCGCGCTGCATCAAGGAGATGCTCAAGCCGGCCACCACCGTCGAGGAGGCGCTCAAGCGCGTCAGCCACTACGCCCACCACACGCTCGGCAACGACCCCGAGGCGACCCATCGACTACTCGACACGCTGAATGCCCTGGTCCCAACACCCACAAAGGAGAACTCGTGACCACCAACGCCTTCGATACCCCGCTCTACGCTGGCCCACCGACCGAGGCCACGCTCGACCAACTCACGCGGGATCTGACCGCCTTCGAGAGCTTCCGTGCGATGCTCGACGCCGAGGGCAACTACCGCCCGACGATCATGATGCGCGATCTGCGCCACGTCCAGTTGGCCGACGCCTACGACCTGGCGATGATCGGTCGCGGCGATCCACGGCGCGCCTACCGAGGATCGCTGGACAACCGCCCGCTGCCGATCACGCTGACGGTCACCGAGGGTCGCCAGCTTATGGACTTCCTGGGCACCAAAGACGACGAGATCGTGGACGGCGGGTGGGAGCACGTCGAGAGCGTGCTCGGCAAGGTCGTCGCGGCGCTCCAGGCGGCAGGCTGATGACAAGCAGTGTGACGGCGGGACCGACCCGCCTGCAGGACTACCTGTACATGCGCGCGTTCATGGACGGCCCTCTGGATGCCGAGCAGCGGCGTGAGGCACGTGCCGCAGCGGGTGTGAACCCCACCGGCGGCTGGATGGACGGTTGTCTTGAGTGGTGCGCCGACCACGTGCGCATGCAACTGACAATCGGAGGCCGCGCCTACGTCGCCTGGTGCGAGTGGCAGGGCTACCCCGATGGCCCGATTCACGACGACGACACGCACGGGTGGGAAACCTGGCTGGCTGGCTTCATCCAGGGCTACACGTTGGGCGTAGGCTGAGGGCATGGCTGAGGAGCAGATGGTCCGCGACATGCTCGACCTGGCAACCGTCAAGGCCCCCGAGGTCGCGGAGTGGGCGCAGGACAAACGCCGCGCCGCGTTCGTCGCGTTTGCGATGGGCGCGCAGTGGGCGCTCGAACTCGCTGCCCTGGACCCCGAGGTCGCCCGCAAGCTGATCGAGCAGATCCACGCCTCGCAGACCAGCGACACCGCGCCCGAGTGGAACACCAACGCGCTGGCGTTCATCGCTCGCTGCCACGGCCACCGCCCACCCGGATCCAACTAGCCCACTGGCCTGTAGCTCAACGGTAGAGCACGCGACTGTGTACCGTGTGCTCTATGCAGCGCAACAACCCGAAGGCCGTGGGCGAGCGGTCCGAAGTCATGGTCCTGGCGGCGCTCCTGCGTCAGCGCCACGTCGTCCTGCAGCCGTTTGGCGACAACCAGCGGTACGACCTCGTAGTGGATCTCGACGGCGTGTTCGTTCGCGTGCAGTGCAAGACAGCGCGGCTGGTCAACGGCGCACTCACCTTCGCGACGTGCAGTTCCCAGGCGCACCGCCAGCGGGGGCACCAGACCTACCGTGGCGAGGCCGAGTACTTTGGCGTCTACAGCCCCGATCTCGACCGCGTGTTCATGGTGCCGGTCGAAGGTACAGGCGAGCGCTCATCGTGGTTGCGACTGGAAGCGCCGCGCAACGGACAGCAGGCGAAGGTCAGATACGCCGACCAGTTCGCCGTGGAATCATGGGAGCACACTCCCCGGTAGCTCAATGGTCGAGCGCGGTCCTGTTAAGACCGGAGATGCCCGTTCGAGTCGGGCCTGGGGAGCCGAAGCCGATGCGTAATGCGCTGCTGCTCCTGGGCGCGGGAATCTTTCTGCTGGCGACGATAGTCCTGCGGGTGTGGTGGGACTCGCCGCTGTACTGCATCCACTTCGGCTGGTTCTGCCCATAGCCGCCGGCGCACTGTGTGCGAATTGTTGTGCGCATGTGCGAAATCGTGTATTATCTTCTTGTGGGGCTGAGAGGCCCCCGAGAGGAGTCCGAGAGATGAGAGAGCGAGCCGCCACCACCGCGCGCCGAATGCGCGCGAAGGCCCGCCGAGCCGCCCGCCGCATGATGCGCGCGATGGCCGCTCCCCGCAGGCCAGTGCCGATGGCGATGGCCGCGCCCCGCATGGGCTACGCGACCAGTCACACGATGACCTATCGGTACGCCTAGTGAGTGGCGCACTGACCAGGGCGTCCAGCCGTGGGGTTCCCCCTTCTATGGGCCGGGAACAGCCGGAGAACGCAGCCAGGTGGTCAATACGGAGAGCGGACACGACGCCAAGCGCCCGCTCGTTCCTGGCCTGTCGGACCGGTGGCGGGTGTGTCGCCCAGGGGTGCCTTGGTCAGTGCGCCAGTCACAACCCGGCCTCTCGCGTCTGGACGAGGGGTCCGCGACGGGGCCACAAGCCTGCGTCGTGCAGTCCGGGTGTCGCCTCCAGTAGTTGAGTAGAGGTGGTTCACGACCAGTCCCTTGCCCCCCTATGGAAGTGGGCTGGCTCAGCCCCGAGCGGCTGAGGTCAGGTCGGTCTTGGTATCCGACCGTCCGCTCGAACGAAAGGAGCGCATGGCAAAACTCACTCGCGGACAGATCCGCTACTTCGCCCGCCAATCGGTCACGCCCGTTTACAGCGTGCCTGCTGACCGATGGGGGCACGGCTTCGCGATGTACGCCTCGGTGCCCGTCTTCGCTGACAACCGCACCAACCGCGCCATCGACGCCCACGAAACTCGCATCCGCAACCGCCGCACCTTCCGTCGCCGCCCTGGTCCTACTGCGGCAGATTGGAGCTAACCCTAATGTTCGAGGTCGTCCCTGACGGCCAGCGCTTCCGGGTCGCTCGCAACGGGGAGCTTCTCCCCGCGCGGTTCCACCGCCGCGAGCAGGCCGAGGCGTACGTCGCCGCCCAGGAGCAGGCCGTGCGCGACGAGTACCAGGCCCGCAAGGGGCACCTCCAGGCGGGCAACCTGCCTGACGTGTACGGCGGGAACCTGCTCAGCTACCCGCGCTAATTCTTGCACGTTCGCACACGCTCGCATATCATTTGGATGTAAGGAGAAGCAGTGACCACCACCACCCAACGACCAGCCACGGCCATGAAGAACGAGATCAAGCGCTTTCTCAAGCGCAACGGCTTCGACTACGAGGTCACGTGGTATTCCAAGGCCGCGTGGCAGGCGCGCGGCGAGCGCTTCGGCAACGAGGCGGACGTGAGCCTCGTCTTCGAGGGGCCACTCTACGAGGCCCTCAACTACGGCAGCTACGGCGGGTACCGCGAGGGCGGGGCCGTGGACTTCTTCGCTGAGACGGCGCGCAAGTACGGCTACTTCTTCGAGCAGGGCTTCGCCTGGTCGGGCCACTTCTACAAGTGGGATTGAGAGGAGATCCAGTGACCACCAACGTTCGCCTGGTAGCAGTCCAGGCCCAGGAACTCAACGACCCGGACGGCGATCCGGGCTACGTCTTCGAGGACGCCGAGAACAACCCCCAGGACCGCTTCGCCCAGGAGCGCGCCAACGCCTACGTGAACGGCGACTGGCATTGGGTCGGCATCCGCGCGATGGCAACCCTCGAAGTCGATTCGGGGGCCGACCCCGCTCACAACGTCAACTGGAAGACCGAACAGCACGTCTACTCGTCGGGTCTGTGGGGCATCGAGAGCGACTCGTCTGGCGACTACTTCGATGAGGTCGGCCGCGAACAGGTCGCGGAGCTACGCGAGATCGTCCAGGCGATGGGCGTCGAGTGGGACGAGTCGGTCGTCCCCGACCACCTCAAGGAGGTGAGCGCGTGACCAGCATCCAGCCCAGGGTCGGCCAGTACGTCCGCCCTGGCACCGGCTGGGCGCTGCGTCCCTGGTGCCGCGTGATCGCCACCGGCGAAGACAAGTGGGGTCCGTGGTTCATCGCGGAGTACCCCGACGATGCGGTCGCCCAGGAGCAGTTCCGCCAGTACAAGCAGTACTGGAGCGACCACAACTTCCGCTTCTGTGAGGTCAGCAATGAGACACCGCCCGCAAGCTGAGCCGCATCCCGAGTGGTGCGGGCGCTACCAGTACGGCTCCAAGCAACTGTGCGACGACCACCTGGCCGAGGCCGAGCGGCGCTACCCCCAGGGCTGGAGATCGTACCCGGGCGACACCTGTCGCCACGGCGTGTACGTCGGCGGGGTCGGCATCGACTGGATGTGCCCCGTGTGCGAAGGCGGCGAGTAATTACGCACGGTTTCGCACAGAATCGGCTATAATGTCCCTGGAAGGAGAGAGACGAAATGTCCACCACCACCCGAACGAAACGGCCCGCCGTGTGGGTCGATTGCCCTGGCCTGCAGGACGGCCGCTACGCCCACTCGATGCGCGACGGCTGCTGGTCGTGCGCTCCGTTTTGGGAGCAGTTCCCGGTCTGCCCCGACGACGACACCCGCCTGCGGAGGAGCCAGCCGAAGCAGTGGGACAAGGCTCCAGATGGCTACTGCCGAACGTGCCGCAAGCACTTCAGCCTGGAGCGGGAGCCGCAGTCATGACGCCTGAAGAACAGGCCACGCTCCTCGACATCGTTCGCCGGTATCACGCCGGCGAGCCTGCCCAACACTGCATGGCCTGGGTCTACGGCCTGGTCAGCAACAGCAATCTCTGGAAGCCCGAATACGACGAGGAGGAGCGCAGCAATGCCAACCATCGCTAACCGAGGTCCGCTCTCGGACAACATGACCGCCCTGGTCTGGCGCGGCGACTACGCCGCGCTCGTCTACCGCTTTGAGACGGCGGACGGCGACAAGGGCTGGACCTTCAGCGTCTTCTACCGCCAGCACGTACTCGGCGGTGAGCAGGGCAGCATGGAGTTCGGCACGCCGGATCCGAACGTGCGCTTCTGGAGCCGCGAGTCGGCGCTCAGCGTAGCCGAGGACGAACTGGCACGGCGCGAATACGAGAAGCAGCGCGCGGCCAAGCACGACGCGACCATCGCCCGGGCGCTCGCCGCCCGTGGATGAACTGAGCGCGCGCTACAAGGTCCGCGAGGTCGCTGCGCACCAGGCCGAGCAGGGGTGGGATCTGGACTGGTCCCGCCGCCTGCTCAACCAGTACGACGACCTCGTGGAGCAGGCCCAGGAGATCGCCAGGGTCGTCTTTGCGCTGCGATGGCCGCGCGCCGGTGAGTACAGCTTCGACATCAGTTTCAGCGAGGAGTACCGCGACGGCGGGCAGCACGTCACGGCGACGTACTTCACGCGCGGCGAGAACGACTCGTTCGCCTTCCCGCTGCACTACCTGTTCGCGACGTACGAGCAGATCGTGACCGCCGAAGACATCCTCAAGGATGAGGCGGCAGCGGCCCACGCGGAGAAGCTGCGCGCGGCCCAGGAGGAGTCGCGACGGCGCGACATCGAGACGCTCAAGCGCCTGCAAGAGCGCTATCCGGAGGTCGGATACCGCCGCGATGCCTGAGCACGGGTGCCGACCAGAGCCGCACTGCGTCTGCGGCCACAACGCCTGGTATCACGAGGACGAGGAGCCGAGCCGCTGCCACATGCAGGGCTGCACATGCACCACGTTCCGGCGCTGCCGCGAGTACCGAGATGCCTAAGCGCCACCCGAAGCCCGGCCCCCAGGGATCGGGCAAGAGCAAGTTCGCGGCGTTCACCCGCCCACGCCAGCGCGGGCCTGCATACATCCTTGAGGACGACCCGAACTGGACCGAGGAGGTGCGCGAGGCCAAGCTTGCCGAGATGCGCGCGTTTGCCAACGAGCGCGGCCCGGTGCCGGGCGCGCCGTTCATCATCTTTGAGTACGCCGATGGGCGAAGGATTCGACTCGACCGCAACCCATGAACCTCGCACCGCAACTGTGGGTCAGCCGCCGCACGCCAGCGGGTGCCCACTTCCAGCGCGTCGTCAACGACCAGGGCTTCGGCGTCAAGCCGACTGGTGGCTTCTGGACCTCGACGTACTCGCCCGAGACTGGCTCGGCCTGGGTCGAGTGGTGCCTGGGCGAAGACTTCCGTGTGCCCGCCAACTGGCGCTGGCACGGCTGGCTGTTGACGCCACCGCCTGATGTCGAGGTACTGACCATCGACACCTACGCCGACCTGTGCCGCGCGCTGGAGGTCTTTGGCATTGCCAGCCCCGTCTCGACGCTGCACGCGGGCGGCAAGAGCCTGGACTTCGAGCGGCTGGCCGAGAGCTTCGACTGCATCCACCTGACCGAGCGCGGCCAGTGGGAGACACGCCTGAGCATGCCCCACACGCTGTACGGGTGGGACTGCGAGAGCACGCTCTGGCTGAACTGGCCGTGGGCGCACGGCGAGATCATCGACCTGGGGTTCAAGACCTGGGGCGCGCCACCGCCCGTGGACACGCGCGGGCGCATCCGGAGGGCACGCCGTGACCTCTGAGCGGATCGAGGTGCCATGCGCCGGGTGCAGCACAGACCCGTGCTATCACTGGCCGTACTGCACCGAACTGCTCAGCCTCCGCGCCGCGAACGCGCGACTGCTGGCGCTGCTGCAGGAGGTCGAGAGTTGTGGGCACTGGTCAGACTGCCCGGCCAGCTTCAACACCAAGTATCGGTGCCGATGTGCCTACGGGATCATCGTAGAGGCGCACGCCCAAGGTGACTTATGATCGCATGTCTGCACGTCCATCGGATATAGTGCCTGCAATGACCACCGCGACCATCGACGCGCACGGCCTGCGCTTGCGGGCGTGGCGCACCGACCACAACCTGACGCAGAAGCAACTCGCCAAGCACCTGGGCGTGGCGTGGTTGACTGTCCAGCGGTGGGAGGCGGGCACGCGGGCGCAGCCGAGCTTCCTGTACCTGGCGCTCGAACGCCTGGACGAACTGCTCGCCCGAAGGCTGGTGGCACATGACCCGGCCACGGACCCCTGGTAGGGGACGGCGGGTTCGCTGCGATGCCTGTCGCGAGCTTCGCTACGGCCCGCTGATTCGCGGCCTGTGCGCCGAATGCGCCGAGCAGCAGCAGCGCTCTGAGGCCGAGTTCGACCGCCTGATCGGGGACACCATCCCCGACGCGCCGCCCGAGCGTCAGTGCCGCTACTGCCGCGCGGCCGTGTCCTGGCTGAACGACGACGGCTTCTGTTCGCAGTCGTGCGAGTACCGCTATGCGCGCGACGAGCGTAGCCCCGAGGAGCGCGCGCTGTTCGACGGCGAGCCGTGGCCCTACGGCCGCTCGCCGCTGGAGAGGCTGCGGACGCAGACCAACAACTACGGCCTGTACGTCGGCGCGCCCACGCCCGAGGTGCCCGCTCCCCTGGAGGAGCAGGTACGCGCCTGGTTTGACGAGGACACGCCACCCCTGGAGGGCGACGAGCCTGTTGCCATCGTTCGCGGCGGCGTCGTACACGATGGCGAGGGCGAGATCGCGCGTCTGTGTCGGCGCGGGCATCCTCTGGAGGAGGGCGAGATCCGCTGCTACGTGTGCCACCCGCTAGAGGACACCGCCCTGGAAATTGACGACAGAGCGTCAGTGCGCGGCGAGCCGGGCCACGATCTGGATCTGGAGTGCTGCCTGGAGTTCAACGACGTGGATGTGGACCAGGCCGAGGTCAGCCGCGTGCTGGCTCGGGTGCCTGGGCGCTGGAACGGCGAGAACTTCCACTGGCTGCTGGAGCTACGCCAGGGGCGCTACTGCTATCTGGTCGGCTGGTGCGACTCGAACGGGTGGGAGGGCGACTCGCTGGCCCAGGCGTGGTTCGCCAACACGCCGTACGAGGCCCTGGTACAGGACGACTCGCTGAGCGAGGACATCATTCGCGCGCTCATGTCGCAGACCCTGAACGGCTTCATCGCGGGTGTGCACGAGCGCATCGCCACGTCGCTGGCCCAGGATGCCGACAAGCGCCACAAGGTCTACCAGGCGATGGGCTTCGAGATGAACCACACCTGGCTGTGTGAGAACTGCGAGTTCATGACGGGATCTGACGCCGACGCGCGCTTCCACTCCGAGCAGCGGCGCGTGATCGACCCGCCGCCGGGCTGGATCAGAAAGCCGCGTAGACCGCTGTGATGAAAACGGCGGCGGCGTGGCTGGTTGCCATCGCTGCTGCCGTCGCCATCGGCGGCTGTCTGACGCTGCTCCTGCTGGTCGTCGTGGTCATCGGGCTGGCCGGCGCTGCCTTCAACTACCGATAACCGGTTATCGTCTAGCGTGTGCGAATTGTTGCGTCTATGTGTGCGGGCATGTATCATATGGATGTAGCGAGGAGATCACAGAGATGACAGCGACGACATTCGCCGGCCGACTTGAAGCGAGCGTGCGGACGCAGAGCCTGATGGCCGAAGCCGCCACGCGCCGAGGCGAGCACGTTGCCGCCGTCAAGTGGTACGCGATGGCACTCACCAGTTCTCGCGCGCGGGCCGACTACCTGAAAGGACGCACGAAAACCTACCAGCGCATGGCTCAGCAACGCGCCGAGCAGCAGAACCACTACCTGCACGACCAGATGACGATGGCCGAGGCGATGGCGAACGGAATGCCCGGCGTCGATGTCATGCCTGGCGGCAGCACCTACGTGCGCACCGACTGCCAGTGCATGAAGGAACGTGACGAACGTGGAGTCGAGCGAGTGGTGACCCACTCAAGCGATTGCCCGCAATACCTGCCCTACTGACAAGGAGATCCCGTGACCATCAAAGTCCACTACAGCACGCTCGACCACTTCTCGCAGACGCGGAAGTTCAAGACGCTCGAAGGCGCGCAGCGGTACGCGCAAAAGTGGGTCGGGCCACGCCCCGAAATGAGCTACTGGTACGCCGTCTCGTCGGACGGCATCGGCAAGGTTCAAGTGACTGGCGATGCCACACTGCGCGACCTGTTCCCGGAAGCCGAGTAAAGGAGATCCTGTGACCACCACCTATTCCGAGCAGGCCCTCGCGGGAGTGCGAGAGATCGCTGGCGGCACACTGCGCGGCGGGCTGCAGTTCACCCCCGAGGTCAAAGCCGCCATCGCAGCCGGGCTGGCCGTGGATGCCGACCCGTACTTCATGATGAGCGACATGCTCATCGGGCCATCGGCGCGGCTGACCCCCGAAGGGCAAGCCCTGGCGCGCGAGCGTGGGGATCTGACCGCGTGCGTCTGCCCTGGCTGTGATCGCGAGGCCAGCCGCAGTCCGTCTGGCTACTGCCAGTCCTGCCTGCGCGCGGGCAACCGCAGCAATGGTGGCGGACAGTGGGGCGGCTGGATCAATGGCGACCAGTGCTACGACCACTACCTGACCACCCACCCCGAAGTTGCCGCCGAGCGCACGCGGCTGCTGCGCGAGGCCACGCCCACCCGTGGCCGGCATCGCGACTACGCCTCGCAGCGGCGCTACAGCGAACTCCTGGGCTACATCGACCCGTCAGATCAGCGGAGCGAGGACAAGAAGGGCATCCCGTCCTGGCACTACGGTCCTGACGGGCGCGTGGTGTGGGACAACCTGCCATGAACCATTGTTCGATTTGCCGCGACTTCGCGGCGCAGTTCAAGCTCGATCTGCCGCGCTCCACGCGCAACCTGCTGGCCGAGCAGTGGTGGTCCCATCAGGACCGGGCCGACGACGTGCGCTGCTGGAATGCGTACATGGCGGTCTTCGACCCCGAACAGGTCGTGGATCTGGAGGCCGAGTGATGAACGAGTACCTGGCGGCGCTCGACTACGCCCTGGCGTACATGACGGCCGAACCCCGGCCGTCAACGTCGCTGGTGCGCGCCATCGAGGGCCTGATCGAGATCCGCGACAAGCTGACCCTGGCCGGCAGCTTCGCGGAGCTACTCAAGGAACTGGAGAAGACCGAGCCGTGAGCTTCATGGACCCGCTGGACGACGACGAGTACGCACTCCTGGCGGGCGCGCACGCCCAGGACCAGGCCGAGGAGGACGCCGCAGACGCCGACGCCCACCGTGAGCCGCGCGAAGACGACGACGAACTGGATGACTTCGAGGCCAGCGAGCGCGCGCGCGAGGAGGACGAGATCAACGCTGCCAACGAGCGGGCGCTCGCGGGCGGCTACTGCACCGCCGCCAACGCCTGGGACATCAAGTGCGGCGACGACGCCGTGTACCTGCTGGTGGCCGGGCCAGACGAGGACGCGCATCTGCCGAAGGTGCGCGAGCCGCTGTGTCACGACCACCTGGCCGACGAGATCGAGCAGGCGCTCGCCGCCGGCTGGAACCACGTCGAGGTCAGTCTCTGGAAGGCGAACGTGCGCTAATCCTTGCGCACATGTGCGTTATCGTGTATTATCTTCTTGCGGGGCCGAGAGAGGGCCTCGCGAGAAGGAGTCTGTCGGATGAGCAAGGTCAAGACGGTTGCGCGGGTCGTGGTTCACACGGCTGTCGCGGTTCACGTCGCGGCCGTCATGTTCCACGCGATGGACCCCTCTGGCAAGGTCGCGCGGGGTGCGCAAGTGCCCGACGCGGTGTTCATGCCAGCCAACCCCGTCACGATGACGGTTGATCCACCAGTGCCACCGGTGACGGTGAGCGTTCGGGCCTAGAGGAGATCCCATGTCCAGCAAAACCTGTCCGCGTTGCGCGGGCGACACCAGCGTCAAGCACAAGGCCACGACCAAGGCCCCGAGTGTGGCGACGATGGAACGTTGGTCGAACGACGGTGTGGCGCGCGCCACGGACGGCTGTCGGGTTGAGCCTGACGGCAAGTGCGAGCACGGCCACTCAAGCTGGATGCGAATGATGGGAGTGATCTAGATGACCAGAGCAGAAGCAGTCGAGTACGTGGTGCGCCGCCTCCTGGCGGTGACCACCCGCGACGACGAGTACGAGGCCGCACAAGAGGCGCTCGACTCGCTCCTGGGCCTGCAGGCTGAGCTACAGCTTGCCGCTCAGATCGACCAGATGTCCCGGCCGCGTTCCCGCGTGTCTCTCTAGGGCAAGAAAGGAGAACCAGTGTCCATCACTCAGCGCAAGCGCAAGCGAATGCACCCGCTGCTGGCGAGCGCGCGCGCCTACTTCCGTCTGGCTGGCAAGGCGTGGCGGGCCGGCAACTCCGGCGAGGCCATCGCCTACACCGAGCAGGCCCGCCGCATTCAGGATCGCTACTACCGCGAGATGGAAGCCAAGGCCCGCCGCGAGGAGGGCGAGAAGAAGTACCGCAAGGAACTGGCGGCGAAGGTCGCCGCGCGCAAGGCGGCGGCCGGTGGCTGAGCGACGGCGCAGCTACCGCCGCTTCCCGCACCGCCGCTCGCGCTTCAAGCACACCGCCAATGGCGTCGAGTACACGGTCGAGGTCACCAGCTACGACCGCGTGCTCTCGGGCGAGCGGGTGTTCATGGAGATGGTCATCGAGGGGCCAGACGGCTACAAGCGCGTGCTGCACGGCGACTCGAAGATCCACCCGGTCATGGAGCGCATATGGGCCTCGCACGAGGGCGACCCCTGCACCGAGTGTGAGCACGAGCGACGTTTACATGGACACGCCAACACACACTTTCTGTATGGACCCTGCAAGACCGAGGGCTGTACGTGCTCGAACTTCAAGAGGGAGAAGAAGTGACCCAACTCAAGCGCTCGATCTTTGTCCGTTATCGGGACGGCTCGGGCTTCCAGTTCACACGCGGCGACGACGGCCAGTGGCTGGTGCACGTCACCACTGCCAGCGGCCCGCGTCAGATCCGCTGGCAGCGCAGCGACCTCGTTGACGACGCCTACGTCATCCAGGCCATCGCCCTGCCCAACGTGGAGCGTGTCGATCAGTTCGATTGAATTGTTGCGAGTATGTGCGTTCTCGTGTATTATGTCTGTGGAAGGAGAAGACAGAATGACCACCACCACTCCCCGCTCGTGGAAGGCCGGCGTCAAGACCGCTGGCGACCGAAGTTGGGCCTACAACGCGCTTCGCTTCGCGACCAAAGCTGAGGCTGAGGCGTACGGGACTGACCTGGCGATGCGCTGGACGGCGGTTCGCGAAGTCGAGGCCCACCCGTCCGACGACGAACCCACTGACACCTGGCCGAGGAGCCGCTGATGCGCTGCACACGTTGCGGTGCGGATCTGCCGTGGTTCGACCCACGCGACGACCGTGTGACCGCTGATCTCTGCGACGACTGCGCGAATAACTTCTTTGCGGCAATGGCCGAAGAATTCCCCTACGGCCAGTGCCCGCAGTGCGGCGCGAAGTACCAAGCGTTCCAGTGCGAACTGGGCAAGCAGCACGTCGAAGCCTTCCACGCCGAGGGCGCGTGCTCGATGTGGCGTGACGGCGGCGAGGCCGTCGATGCAGCGGGAGTCGCGGCTGGCTTCTGCAGCTACGGGTGCCGACCCACCGTGAGCCGCGATGAAGTCTGGACCGTGCCAGCCGGCGCGGATGAGATGCCCTTCTAAGAGAGGAGAGGAGTGTTCAACACATGAGAGCGAGATTCGATGTCCATCAGGCCGAGCGAGAGGCCGCAGAAGTTGTCCAGCCCTCCGGGGTCAAGGTCTGGCGCGGCGAGGGCCGCGCGACCGGCAAGCCCTGGTTGAAGATGTGGATGCCGAAGGCCACCAAGCCGTTCGTCAACTACACGTTCCGGACGGTCGAGCAGCGCGAGGAGTACGCCTCGAACGTCATCGCCAACGTCACGGCCAATCAAGCGGCCAAGGCCGAGGCCCGTGAGAAGCGCAAGAACCCGAGCAATGCCGAGCGGGTCGAGGTCGGCACGGTGTTTGTCCACTCGTGGGGGTGGGAGCAAACGAACGTTGACTACTACGAGGTTGTCTCGAAGTCAGGCAGCTACGTCGAAGTGCGGCCCATCGCCTCCGAGGAAGTCCCAGGCACGCAGGGCTTCATGTCGGCCACAGTCAAGCCTGTCCCGGGCGCGTTCGTCACCAACAGTTTCCGGATGCGCAAGAACGACGGCTCCTACCGCCAGAGCTTGCGCAAAAAGGTCCAGTACACCGAGTCAGGCTCGGCGTACCTGAGCTTTGAGTACGGCTGGTGTGGGGTCAATCGCCCAGGCGAGCAACGCTACTCCAGTTGGTATGCGTGAAAAGCGACGAGTACCTCGCCGGCCTCTTTGACGGCGAGGGCACGTTCTCGATTCAGGTCGGCCTGCGCTACTACCGGGCCGACGTGCCGAGCGCGTGGGTCAACCCGTCGATGGGCCTGAATCTGTACTACGGGACCGACGTGCTACGTCGCTACGTGGAGCGCTTCGGCGGACAGGTCTATCCCTACCAGAGGGGCGGTGCACCGCGTGGTGCCCGCTGGCACCTGGGACAGCGCGAGGCGCTGCTGGTCGCTGTAGACGCCCTGCTGCCGCATCTGGAAATCAAGCAGGCCATCGCCCAGGAGTTTCGGCGGGCACTACTGCTGATGCCACCTGACGGTCGTGGCCCCAATCGACAAGCGGGCGGGCGAGTGTGGAGGGTCGAGCAAGTGCTGGCCGTTGCGGAGATTGCGCTCGGCTTGAACCCGCCTCGCGCTCGCAAGAGTAACAAGACACTGGAATACATCGAGATTCTGAGGAGATCACTGTGACCACCACGCCCATGTACCACCAAGACCTTCTCGAAGCAAACGACCTGGCGAAGGATGTCTACGCGGCCGTCGAAGACGCCGAGATGTGCCGCTCGCGGGCACTGGTGGAGGCGGCGCTCGTCGCCGTCGCCCGACTCAAGGCGAAGCTCGACCTGACGCTGGTGCATATGGACGTGGAGGGGAACCATGCCGAGACGACCACGTTGTAGCTGCGGCGATCTGTTTTCCGAGCACGACTGGCACTCGCAGAACACCAGAGTGTGCGACCCGTGTCGTGGGCCGGTGTGCGCGGCGCTGATGCGCGCGCCGCATCGCGAAGATCCGTGCGAGACGTACTCACAGGAAGGCTACGAGTACGTGCCGCTGCGCCAGATCCTGCCAGCCTACGGGCTGACGCCTGCCGACGTGGGGCTGACAGCAGAGCATCCGAAGAAAGCGGCGTATTGTCGGCGCGGCCTGCATCTGCGCTGCCTGGGCCTGATGCCGGATCGCAGCGCGTGCGAATGTGCCTGCCACGCTCCCGACAGGGAGGGCGCGCATGACTAGATCGACAGGGGCGCGCGCGGCGCAACGAATCCGCTGCGGCAAGTGCGGCTCGCCCGGGCGATGGGGTGAAGCGTTCTTTTTTTGCGGCGCGACCTCCACCGAGAGCGAAAAGGGT